TTCCTTGCGTTCATTGCTATACTTGGTTGGAACGCATTTCTCATTCAACGTGATGACAAACTGTTCAAGGCATACTATCACGAAACTGCCAAAGAGCAGTATTGTGCATCTCTCAAAGTATGGCACCCTGATTGTAAAATTGAGTGATGCCGTGTGCCAGTCCACAAACTGTCACAACCCCTCTTGATTTCCGCGCCATTCCGTGCCATACTATCAGTATGAAAAACAACAACACCACTTCCACTCTGTTCCAAACTGGCAACGACCTCTCTGAGGATCTCATTTCTGTCTTTCGTGCTCTGAAGTCTGACACGTTCGATGTCTATCAGATGACTGAAGATCCTGATTGCACGATTGTTCACTCCTGCAAGCGTGGACCTTCCGAGTTGATTGAGTCTGACCCGATTCAAGGTAATACCTATCGCGCAGGTGTTGCTTACGATGTGTTCAACGTCTGGGTCACCATTCAGTCTGCTGTGCCTGGCAAGACGCCTGGTCTGAAGAAGTGCATCGCTGAAGATGTTCGCTCCTTCGATGATGCTTGGCAAATTGCGTCTGAGTACATTCAGGACGTGCAATTCGACGAGAACTACATTCTCGAAAACGACTACGATGACAACTTCTAAGATGAAAACACTTTCGATTGTTTTTCTCATTTTCTTTCTGCTATTTCCCTCTGTACGGTATAGCACTGGTTCACTGATTTCATCGTTTGGTTCACTCATTCAATCCACTGCTGACTGATTCTCTCATGACACGCGAACAACGTCAAAAAAACTACTATCGCCAACAATCTCACTGGATTCGTGATAGTTTCACTTACATCAAAGATTCTCGCTGTATCGAAGAATCTTTCACTCCTGATGAATACTTAGACTATCTGGATCGCAAACTCTATCGCCAATCAAATCACGCCTAAAATGTCCCTAGAACGCCCCGCAATCACCTCTCTACCACATACACCACCTGCGGGGTATTTCTATACCATTGGAGACCATTCACCGAGGTTCTGGAGAGTTGATCTCGTGCATCCTCCAATATACTCTTACACAGATAAAGTTGTTTTCACTATCTGGGGTTTTCTATCCAAAAAAACATTACAAATCCATGCTCCTGTAAATAGTAAAACACCAGGCAAAATCATCCCTTCCGAACTTACAACTCCATGGTCAGCAATGTTCCCCCCAAAAGTGTCACCTCTGGTCAAATTGTTTTCATAGTTGGTGATCACGTTGTGTGGAGACATATTGATGGTCATGTCTATTTTGTCGATGATGATTACATAACTATTTGTGTCAAAGGTTCTCAGTGTTGTGTACTTTGCTATCGTGAGAATTGGAAAGAGGTTGTCCATCAGGAACGCAAATAAGATGAACTCTAAAACTACTCTTCAAGAAGAATTGTCCTACATTGCTATCACCTTCAGAGAGACAGTTAGTATAGTTTTCCACAGGTTTTTCCACAGGGTAGATGATAGATTGTGGAAAACGCGGTATTATTTCGAAATGTTGAAAAAAATGTGGTTGTGAGAGAATGATCGAGGAAATGTGCGAGTGAATAGCAACCTTAGCACGTTCGTCATCGATTTGTCAATCCCCCACAGATTAGCACTCCGAATACCTCACAAACCCATCAGAAATGCTCATGAATCGCATCATCCACTTGACAAACATTCAGAGGTCCTCTATACTAACACTGTAAGGGTTCAGAAATACCTAACCCTCGATGTGCCAGTCAGACAAGTGTCACAACCCCTCTTGATTTCCCTCTGAATCCCTGCCATACTACAAGAGTCAACCAAACAACCCCCTCTCATGCGTAAGATCGAACGACTGATGAATGATGCTATCACTGCTGGCAAAGATTTCAAGTCTGGCAACACTCAAGTTGTGACGATTGAGGACGTTTCGTTTGTCTATCTGCATGGCAATCACATCGCCTCTGTAGGTAACGACTTCCTGCAACTGTTCTCTGGTGGATGGCAATCTGTGACCACAAAGTCTCGTTTGAATGCTATTCTTGTCGCCCATGGTTTGCCTGGTGAGAAAATCTTCCAGAAAAACTTCCAGTGGTTTGTTTCACAGCGAGGCGGTCCTATTCCTTTCTTCTCAGGTATGCGTCTCGCCTGATAGTTTTCCACAATTTCCACAACTCACTCACACACACATTCACTATCACTACTATGCTGAATCTGAACACCCCACGTACACTCACCCAGTTGCGTTATGCCAAAGACGGTAATGCTCTGCTACGTGTACTTTCACAGTTCGATGTCACTGAAACTCCCTCACAAAAACTCCCCTCACCTGGGAAAATCCTTGTGGGTTATGGACAGGACTTGACAGAAGTTGTTTTTTGAAGTATACTAACTACTACCAATGATTTACACTATGAAAATCGAAGATGATTACAAACAGTACGAAGATCGTGTCGAGGAAGATGAGTGGATCTCTACCATCTTAGGCGCTCCCGATGATGTACTGGATGACCTGCGAGAGGTATACATGGACGAGTATGTGTGACCTCTGAGTATACCTAACTAGCGCCAAAACCCAGTGGTGGCGGGCGTTTTCGGGGTCGGGGGCGGCCGTATATAAAGAAAAGGGTCCTATCTAATCTATAAAAGTATCCAATCGACAGTGTGGTACTTGCCTATATAAAAAAAATCTCCCAGAAAAAATCGCCCCGTAGAGGTTTTCATGGTCAGTCCTTTATACACTCAAGAACTAAGAACCCGCATCTTAGAAACTCTCATTCAGTACGAAGGATTGCTTGACACTCGGATGTATGGATGTGCAGATTATCTCGCAACTGCTGGATTGGTATCTGACACTTCTCATATGATCCAAGGGTGGAATACTTGGAAGACTGAGCACACATCAGATGGATACCACGTCAAGCTGTAAAGATATGAAAAGATTTACCGTTAGCCTTCAAGAAGATGAATATGGAGATCTCATTCTACCAATTCCAGAAGAAGTTATCGATGACCTCGGATGGGAACTTGGGGATGAACTTCAATACATTGTAGATGGTGATACATTTCTTCTGAAAAAATATGAAGAATAATTCAAATAACCTCTCCAGCGCGAATTCCAGATTATGACTAACCCTGACGACAACCCTAACACGAAACTGAGAGCACTACTGCGATATACTTCTAACAACGAAAATGAGTATGCCCACCGCGTTTCCTCTGAAGCAATACAAGCAATTATCAAAAGAGTGGTCGAGTTGGAAGAGAAAGTCAATGCGTTATCAAAGTGGTTAGATACGATTCATATTGCCCTTGTCTATAAGCCAGAGGGTGCAGAGAAGCATCTAAATATGGTAGAGAATTATAATGAAATTTATAGTCGTCTACGGAAATTAGAACATGAGCGGTTGTAATACTGATGGGTCTCCGAAAGAGCAACAAGGATTCGGGCTTCCTACATTCAATAATAGTCATTGTGGCAACTGGATGCCAGATAGTGGTAAAGGAGTCAAGGTCACATCATGGCATTATCCAGCACGTAATACCGACTTACATTGGCCTGGCGTAGAACGTGATCGAATCATGTACGGATCGGTCATCATGTCGATTGGTGGTCCCACCACTGGGGGGAACCAAGCTTCGCTACCTCTTTCGACGTGTGGTAAAGAAAAAAGACTTGAAGGAAGCCAGTCGTCGGGCTTCGGCCGATCCAGCAGCAACACCCAAACCACTACAATGTATCGTGTATGGAATACAGTTCCTGCAAAACTTTCTTTTTTCCCGATTGATAGTGATCAGTGGTTTGCATATTTGTATGATACCTCAACTTATTTTGTTGCTGACAGTGCTTGCACCAAACATCTGACATATCAAATTCGAACAACATCGCAAGGCACTGGTACTGGCACTGGTACTGGTACTGGTACTGGCGGCGGTGGTGGTCTTGGGGGTGGCGGCCAGCAGCAGGTAGCATTTAGTACAAGGACTGAATGTGTACATTGTGGAGGGTCCGTCACTCCAACATCCACCAGCATATCGTATACTACTCCAGACGGTGATCTTACTGGAATTCCTGAGCGTCCATTCCCAACGATCTATACTGCTAGCAGTGCAGTCAAAAGAATTGCATTCAAATATAATAATGCAACAACTCAACTTACAAATAGTGTAACATCATTATCATTGCAAGTAGGTTCCACAACAACACCTGCCTGGGCAGAGAACGCTGGCGTAAATACCTCTACATCAACCGTCAATAATTGGAGACAAAATGAATATGATGTTGATGTCTTCAAAGAATTTGGATCTCCGTCTTTTGCCAATAAAGGTCTGATTATAACAGTAAGATTTACTCCAATTATTTTATCCCAAGTCAATGGAGTTTATACATTTGGTGGAACGACAATATCAATCGTTGGAGTTTCATCTGGTGGATCTGGATACGCAGTCAATAATAGTTTCAATTTATCTTATACTCATACTCACACCAACAATACTACGAGTGTAATCAATTTTACTGTGGTTATCACTGCTGTCGGAAGTGTTTCTGTGAGTTCTGGTACTGGAGCAACTAAAATTTCTAAAGGTGAATCTCTAAATGGATGGACAGTTGCTAAAGTTATGCACACTGACATCAAGAATTTTCCTTGGCATGTTCTAGAACTGTCTGGAAATGGTAGTAATTTTACAAAAGACACCAACTACACCACAAGTGGAGGAAAAAGTATCAATGTTTGTGCTGGAAAAGGTATTCCAGACCGTGCAATGATCGTAGGAATGTACGAATTCAGGCAAAAAGAGATACAATTTGAAATTCTAAATCTCAAAAAGGATGTTCCACACGCATTTGACGATATAAAACAACCAGAAGTTACAGTTACAGTGACCAATGGTGTTGTTACTGGTGCTACAATTGTAAGTGGAGGTAGTGGATTTGATAAATTGCCGTATCCTGCAACGATCGTTATTGGAATTCCACCAACAACCACGGGAAAACAAGCAGAAGTTGAAGGAAAATTCACTAATGGAGTGCTTACTTCAGTAAAAATTATCAATGGCGGCAGTGGATATTCGACATCAGCACCGCCAGGGATAAAAGTTCCGTATATGTTCAAGAATAGAACGGATACTGTGTTCGAAGGACTCGATCCAAACACGGTATCTGCGTTCAAAGACAAGGTTGCTTCCTATCAAGGTGAACTTGGTAAGTTTACTGGCGTAAAAAAGACACCAAAACCATCACAAAACACAAGTTTTCCTGATGTTGAGCAATTTGGACCAGAAAATAAGACATATAATAAAATGCCAGATCACTTTTTGCTCAAATTTTCACGTTCAAAGACTTATACAGACCCAAAAAGTGGACAAACTGTCAAAAAAACATCTGATGAATGGGGAGAAAAGGTATTTGTTACTATTGAAGATGCTAAACTGAAGGCAGATGAACTCAAATCTGAGGGTTATGAAGTCTCTATTGAGAAAAAAGTAGGAGTTAGCTTCACAACTTATGCAAAAGAGGCAGAAAAAGAGTATGAGAAGTATGCAAAAGAGACAACAAGCGCAGGAAAAAACGCTGGTTTGACTGCACCTGCAACAACTGAAGAAGAATATAAGGCAATTCTTGGTGCTGGATCACAACCAGTCCAAAATATTACTCCTCTAAGCATTGTTGAAGACTTCGACTACGATTCAAAAACAAAAGTTACCTATACTCTTGCCCAAGATAAATTTGATAAGGCAGATATTGACAAATTACCCATCCAACCACCAGTAAAAAGTGATCAATACTATACAAACCTTGATAAAACGTTAGGAAAGGTGGCAGCACCCACTCAAACTGGCAAAGTAAATAAGGATTTATACTCAGATGAACCAACTAGCGTCATAAAAAAAGAAACATCTACCGAAATTAGTACTATTACTAAGGCTGGCACACAACTGAGTTACACTAAACAGTTTGGTGCTGACTATGATACTAAAGATAAAAATTTCGATCAAATGATCGATGACATTACATACAAACCAGATCAGCATAAGTACACAAATCCTTATGATCTTCCAAAAGTTATTACGGTCAAAGCTTCATTTTCAAAATTACCTTGTGCAAGTCGTTATAGAAAATATTTTATTATTCAATATGTTCCTGATAAAAGAGAAAATAGTTACATAACAGTAAATTTAGCTGTAACTTCAGCAAATACAAACAACTGTAACAATGTTTGCTCACCATGCCCAATTATTCCTAACCCTCCTAGTTTTGGGGCAGGAACTAATCAGACTCAGGGCACAGGTGCTAACGCCACCACCTTCAATACCGCTGAAACACTAATCGGATGTTCAATCCAAGCTCTGGGTCCAACTACTTTTAGTGTCTCTGGCACAATAGATATATATAATAACCTCACAGCAACTACACAGGTCTTTGCTTCTGCAGTTTCTGCTTGGGGTAACCCATTTGAGTCGGAGTGTCCATAAATGCCAGGTCCAGGTTGCGCCCTTTTCAAAGGAGTCTGTAGCGGTCACGGGAAGTGTGTTCCAGGTATCATTCATGCTACTATCCAATGTATCCCGAGTGGAGGCAGCTGTGCCACCGCACCAAAGAAAACTGTAGCAGCAATGGATGCTTATACTCAATGGCCACCTGCTCCCCTAGTACCGAAGACAGTTGGATTTTGTGTAACAGTAAAAGTTGAGAAATTGATTCCAATTGTAAATGGTGATATACTACAAGAGCACAAGTCACCTTGTATGAACAAGATCATAACATCTCCTTGCCCAAAAGCACAGAATAGTCCAGTTCCAATCATGTGTAATGCGACAGTATTTACATGTGCAGATGATGCAGGCGGAATTGGACACCAAAGAGTTGCAGTGGCAACTAGTAAAACAGTATTTTTTGAAAAAAAGAATGCATGTAGAATAGGAGATGGATTTGCTATCCCATGCAAGAGCAAAATTCCAACAGGAGCAAAAACAGTACTTATAGGTCCCTAAATTATGGCAGTAAAATCTAAAATTGGTCTAGTCAAAACAAATTACACTCCTGGTAAACCAAAGTGTACTCGTCAAGGAAGATCCCAAAATACAAATCTTGCGGCAACAGCTCGCAATGGACGTAAAAAACGTTATAGGGGTCAAGGAAAATGAAAAAAAACCAATAAATATATTAGGGATAGCAACCCCTCTAAAAGTTCTGGAAACAGACACTTCTAGAAACTCTCATGGCTATCTCTCCTATCCCTGATAATGTACCAACTATGATGGAACGTGATTTTGGCACAGTAGTGCTAATCACTGATCCAGTTTCTGACAAATATCTGGCAAGAATTCAAAAAAATGATCCACCAAAGGATCGTTATTCTCGTCATTGTGGTGGAAAAGGTGGTTTTGACGATTTTGTTGAACGCTGGCACGAATAATGGCAAGTTTCTATTACGGAGAACCTACAAAAATTATAACTGGGAAGGAGGTAGTCCCTCTCAGCAAGAGTTTTCGTGATATTGACATTGCCTTTACACCTCATCCATCTACTGAAGATGTTTCAAGTAAATATAATGATCAAGCAATCAAGCAATCGCTAAAAAACTTGATCATGACCACTCCAGGGGAAAGATTTTATGAACCTGATTATGGTTGCCAAGTTAGTCGATTGTTATTTGAACCACTAGATGCATTTTTGTCAGATCAAGTGAAAAATGAAATACTAAATACAGTTGAACGTTTTGATCCGAGAGTATTACTTATTGACGTAACCGTAACTCCAGAATATGACCAATATTTCTTGTTCGTTGAAATAGTCTATAGAATTGTAGGACAAGCACTAACCCAAGAGTTGAATTTCATTCTAGAAACACCAGTCCAAGCATAATGCAACCTACTAACCTAACATCTATCAATTTTGATGATATCAAATCATCAATCAAATCATATCTAAGAACTCGGACTGAGTTTACAGATTATGATTTTGATGGGTCTGCATTATCCTATCTAATTGATATTCTTGCATATAATACTTATTATTCAGCATTCACTGCAAACATGCTGATCAATGAGTCATTTATACACAGTGCCACTATGAGGAGCAATATTGCTGCCATAGCAAAAATGCTGAACTATGTTCCTAAATCTAGGACTAGTGCAAAAGTGTGCATAAAACTTACAATACCAAAAGCAACACTCTGCCCTGATACTACATACCCTCTTTCTGTAACTCTTGATAGAGGACCAGTTTTAGCAGCAAAAAGTTTCGTATTCAATACCCTTACAGAAAGAACAGTACAAGTGGATAGTCTGGGGGTAGCAGTTTTTGATAAAATGCTTCTTTATGAAGGAACTCTTGTTGATTTTGAATATACTGTAGATACATTTCGTAGACAAAGGTTTGTTATTCCAAACAGTGATGTAGATATTGATACGTTACAAGTATTTGTAAAACCTAATGCTCAATCTACTAGCATTGACTCATACATCGAATCGACAAATATTACAGATGTTGACTCAACATCAAGAATTTATCACATCAATGAGGGTCCAGACCTTAGATATGAAATATTCTTTGGTGACGGTACAATTGGTAGAAAATTGAAAGATGGTGAAATTATTATTCTACGTTATGCTGTCAGCAGTGGAGAGGCTGCAAATGATGTTCTAAATGCAACTTACGTTGGAAGATTGGTGGATAGTTGTGGTCATGAATATGATGCAGACGAAATAGATATTGAAATTCTTGGTAAATCTCAAGAAGGGTCTGAAAGAGAGAGCGTAGAATCTATCAAATACAATGCACCTAGATTTTTTGCTGCTCAAAATAGAGCAGTAACTACAACTGACTATGAGACTTTGGTTAGAAAAGTCTATCCAAACACTACAGCTGCAGTTGCTTATGGTGGCGAAAATCTAAAACCAGCAGTTTATGGTAAAGTCTTTATTTCGTTAGCAACTGTTTCTGGGCAAAAATTGAATGATACAATAAAAGATGAAATCTCTAAGGGTATGCAAAAGTATACTGTAGGTGCCCTAGAAGTTGTTGTCAAAGATCCAATATATCTTTATATTATTGCGAGAATTTTTGTAACATTTGATCAAAATAAAACTTCCCTAACAAATGCTCAAATTCAAAATAAAGCAATTGAAGCTGCAGAGCAATTTGCAAAACAATCTAACCTGAATAATTTTTCAGGTATATTTTCTACAACAAAACTAATCAAAGCTGTTAGTTTGGCAGATCCCTCTATCGATGGCGTATCAACACAAACTTTACTTCTAAAGTATATTGAAACTAATCCAAATATAGTAGATTCGCACCAAGTTTTGTTTGGTACAGAACTACTTGATAGTGCTCCATCTCAGAAAAATGTAGCATGTGATAAAGAAGGCGTTATACAAGGTGGACCGCTGTATGTCGATAGTGATCCAGACAAGCCTCTGTTTTTTACAGATGATGGAAAAGGAAAGATCTATCTTTATTATGACGATGGTGGCAATAAAGTAGTTGTTGAACCAAACTTTGGCACTGTAAACTACAAAACAGGCGAAGTGAATGTCGGACCAGTAAATATCGTAGGCGATGGTAATAACGTTCCACAGTTGCTCGACCCCGACGCCGATACTGAGGGTCTAACTACGATCCCAGGACCAGGCGCTGATGGTGGGGGTGTTGGTGATGGCGGCGGCGGTGGAGAAGGCGCTGGTGGCGATGATACTGGCACTGGAGGAGGCGGCGGCGGTGGCAGCAACAACTTCGGAATTGGATCTAATCCACTGTCTATACCTGTTGTTGCAATTCCTGCCAACTCCAGCACTATTCTGCCAACCACTCCAGGAACTATTATGGCATTTCCAACGGTTGATATTACTGTTGCACCTATAACTGCTACACCACCTCCAACCATTCCACTAAATAATATCAATCCAGGACAGTTTATTACTCCTCCACCTGTTGTCATAATTCCTCCAAAGACAGCAGACTTCATAACCCCTGGCGTCGATATCAAAGGTTGCTTCTAAATTTTCTTGATAAAATGACACAAAAAATACAAGTCAATAAAGTATCTCGTGCCATTCGTGAGCAAGTTCCCGAATTTATCGATCGGGAGGATCCGCAGTTTGTAAAATTTCTTGAACTCTACTATAAATCTCAAGAAAAAACTGGTCTAAGTTATAATATTCTCAATAATCTTAGCAACTACCTAAACATTGATGAATATGATCTTCGTCTAATAGACTCTGGTTCCTACCTCCTAGAAGATGTTGCAGTCGATGACACTACAATTGTAGTTGAGGACGTATATGGATTTGTAGAAGAAAACGGAACAATCAAAATTGATGATGAAATTATTTTTTATGAGAAAGCAACCAAATCTCCAAACGTAGCAATTACTGATGGTATTTCATATTCAGCGTTTGTTGATAGATGGGTAGAACTTCAAAATCCTTATTTCCAATTTGATTCAAATACTGTCCAATTTGCTTTGAAATCAGGAGATCAACCAATCACTCCACCAGGAGCAAATTGGTTGATTGTGAAGGAATATGATACAATTTTGATTCCTGGTGTTGATTATGAAGTAAGTGCAAACTTTATCAATTTTACGCAAGCACCAAGAACTCGAAACAACTCTGATACTGTTGGTAGTACTTCTATTTTTTATCTAAAGGGATTCAATCAAAATCCCATTAGAATATTGGATTCGATTGCATCACAGTTTGATGGTAATAAGAAACTTTTTGATCTAAAGTTGAGCAACGTTGCTTATACACCAGTTATTACAGAATATACACTTCTTACAATTTCAGATAAACTTCTTATTCCGAATGTTGATTACAGCATTTACGGTAGTACTTTGATTCTAAAAACTGCTCCACCACAATACGCAACGTGTAATATTAGATCAATTGAAGCTCCAATTCCTTCATTTGGATCTGGAGCTACAGCTGTGCCCCAAATTGACAATGGACAACTTGTAAAAATTCTTCCAAAAACATATGGTACTGGATATGTAACTACAAATCCACCAAAAGTTTCGATTTCTTCAGGTGGCGGTAAAAATGCAACTGCAGTTGCATTGGTAAGTGGCGTTAGTAAAATGCGTCTACTTTCTGCTGGTCGAGGATATTCAACAACAAACCCACCAATTGTAGAAATAGAAAGTCCTGGAAATGGTGGAACAACTCCTGTAATTACTGCAAATGTTGAAAATGGAACTGTAACTTCTCTACAACTAGTATCTTCGGGTTCGAATTATAACTTTACTCCTCGGGTTTCATTCAAAGATCCTGGCGGTGCTGAAATAGGAAACCCACTCATTTCCAATGGATCACTTGTATCTGGATCTATTTCTGTTATAAACAGCGGAATTGGATATTCTACACCACCTGTAGTTTATATTGATCCTCCAAATCTATCAACTGGTATTCAAGCGGTTGCAACTACTACTATCGTAGGCGGAAAAGTTACAGCAATTACTATTACAAATCTTGGAACTGGATATACTAGTGTGCCTAGAGTATCAATTATTGATCCAACAACTGCTAAAGTTCTTGAAGTGCAGGTTGATCCGCAAGGTCGTGTTATTGAAATTGATCTTTTGAGCGGTGGCACAGGATTTACTGATATCCCATCAATCTATATTATTGATGAGAGAAGAGATACTACTGGTCAATACATTGGAGGTGTCGGAGCAAAAGCTATCGCATCAATTTTCAATGGTGCGATTACAGACATTACAATCACTAGTTTTGGTGAAGGTTATGATCCTAATAACCCACCAAAAGTTTTTATTCAAAGACCTCCTGTAGCAGAAGCTTCGGTTGAGATTGAATTTGATGGAATAACAGACTATAAAATTATTGAACCTGGAAGTGGTTACTCAAAAGCACAATTTGAAGGGTGTGCAAGAGGAGTTGCTGGTCCAATTGGATATGACGAAAGAGGAAATATCAAATTTCAACCACTAACTACAATAACTGAACACACTATTGAAAAAAGTAGTAAAGCAGATTGTTTAGATGGTCTTTTCTTGAAAAAGATGCTGACCAATTTTATTGACCAGTATCTACCAGATCTTCCAAAAATCGAACTAAAAAATATTGATGTAAATCAAGTTCTAAAAAATATTAGAGAATTTTATCAAACTAAAGGAACAAGTAATGCAGTTTCTTACCTGTTCAAATTACTCTACCAGGAAGACGTATCAATATTTTATCCAAGAGAGCAGATTATAAAACCATCTGCTGCTATTTGGTCTGTAGATACCATTATTCGTACAGTTCTTGTTAGTGGAAATCCAGAAGACCTGATTGAAGGTACTTTGATTCAAGAGGCTGATGCCGTAGACTTGACAATTGGATATGCTTCGGCACTTATTGAAAATTACCTCACACTTCAAACTTCAGAAACTACAATTTATGAATTGATTCTTGCCGAGGAAACTATTCTTGGGAAGTTCGCCATCCCATACAAAACACGCCTTGCAGAAAAAATCAATGAAACCGACAGTATCATTACTGTTGATTCTACTATTGGATGGCCAGAAAGAAATGGAGAAATTCTTGTAGGAAATGAACTAATTCAATATAAAGAAAAATCTCTAAATCAATTCATTGAATGTACACGTTCAATGAATAATGTTAGAGAAACATGGGATGCTGGTACGCTCGTAAAATCCAATTTTACAATTTATGTAAATAAGGGGCAAGATAATGAAGTACAACTTGAAGTATTAGGAATTGCTGAAGCTGGTTCAACAACCCTTAGCGATACTGGTTCATACTATCTTGCTGGCGATAAACTGTCTGTTGCAAAACTAGGAGCAACTTCAGTAGATCCAAAACTAACAACTTGGGTTTATAATGTAAAAAAACTTCTCACAATCACTTCAATTGAAGGATCAGGAAGAATAGCTACAGCTCTTACCGATTCAAATCATGGTCTCCTTGTTGGAGATGCAGTTACAATTTATGGTGCAAACCCTATTGTTTATAACGGAACATTTCGTGTAATTTCTATCAACCCAGATAATAAAAAAGAGTTTCAGTATCAAACCCTAAGCGATACTGGAAACATTGTTCCTCAGGGTAGTATTCTTGTTTCAATTGATTTGAATAAAGGTAGGTCTAGTAGTGATTCGATCTATAATCAAATCAAGTATTACACAGTAAACGTTCAAAATGCATTTTTTGATCAGAATTATGTTTACGTTGCTTCAACTGGACTTCCAAACTACAATATTGGTCCTTTTGGTACATCTGCACTAATTCCAGGTAATCAAAGAAAACTCAATAGATTTTTTCTAAACCCACAAACAATTTCATCTAAATCAAAGGTTACTCCTGGTGCAGTTGGAACATTTGTAAACGGAGTTTCTGTTTGGTCATATATCTCCAAAGAACAAAAAACATTTGGACCAGTTACTTCTATTTCAGTAACTAAAAACGGTCAAGATTATGATGCTGATAATCCACCTGTAATGACCATTTCAACTAGAACTGGAGAGACTGGTTCTGGTGCTAAGGGAGTTGTCATCGTTGATGGTAGCATCACTTCAGTTGAAGTAACCGATACAGGGTCAGGATATACTACAGTCCCTCTTGTGTCTATTGTTGGAGGAAATGGTTCTGGCGCTGCGGCAACGGCAATTATTTCTCAAGGTAAAGTTACTCAGATTCTAGTTACATCTGGAGGAACTGGTTACACTAATAGACCGTCTATTAGTATTTCAGGTGGGGGAGGATCAGGTGCTACAGCAGAAGCAAAAGTTCGTGGACCGATCAAAAGTGTTACTGTAAGTCAATCTGGATCTTCTTACAGTTCAAGTCCAGTTGTATCTGTAAGTTCTGGTCAAGGTGCTCTTGCTCAACCAATTATTAGCAATGGACGTATCATTTCTATCGCAATCATCAATGCTGGAACTGGATATACAACACCTCCTAACGTTTTCATTACTGGATCTGGATTTGGTGCTGTTGCAAGAGCAGTTATTGATACTGATGGAGAAAATGCTGGACGTGTAACTAGCATTTCAATTGTAAACAGAGGTATTGGATATAGTTTAGGAACAACAAATATCAACCTAGTATCTGTCGGTACTGGGGCTGAGTTCACAGCAGATGTGTTCAAATGGACCTATAATCTCCAGGAAACTCTAGATACTGATTCTGTAAATGGGTATGTGTTCGATGGTTATAATACACAGTATGGTGGTGAATATGGACATGTATCAAATCCTCAAAGATTGAGATATGTTCTTGGTGATAGTGTTATTGAAAATGAGCAAACAGGAAATCTTTCTGAATCTGATCCACAAACTGCTGGAATTGAACACTCTCCTATTATTGGTTGGGCATATGATGGCAACCCCATTTATGGTCCATATGGATATTCAGATCCAACTGATCAGGGATCTGAAATTCAACGTATGATCACTAGTTATAAATTGAAGGATAATATTGTCTACAATGCACTTTCTAATCCAAATCCATCTAGAATTGATGGACCTCCATTGGATATTTGGGCTGCTGGTCAATTTATTGAAGATTATGAGTATGTTTTTGGTCAAGGAGACTTGGATCAATATAATGGACGTTTTTGCAAAACTCCAGATTATCCAAATGGGACATATGCATACTTTATAACTATGGAAGGAAATGCGGCAGGTACACCAGTATTTCCATATATTATTGGACCATCATACAACTCCATTGTTGATGAATGGAATCTAAATCGTAATGCAGTACAACAAAATATTCCTAAGGGGGTAATCAGATACAGAGATCCATTTGAAAGTGTAGATATTGATGTTGAAAGAAAACCAAATGCAGAATCTGATACTATCACAACTGAATCTGGAGATCTCATCGTATTTGAAGTAGCAGATGAAAATGGTGATGGCATCATTGATCAATCTGAGCAGAACAATCCACCTACTTTAGAAGAAGAATCTATTCTAGAAATATTTGATTATTTTCCAAGGATTCAATTTGATTCAAGAGTTGATATTGAAGTAGAGACAACTACTAAGTTTGAAGAAGCTAAAGTCACTGGTTTTCTCATTGAAAATCCAGGAGAAAGCTATCAGGTAAATGATAGACTCGTATTTGATAATGAAAATACTGGAGGATCTGGAGTTGCAGCTGAAGTTTCCTCAATTCAAGGCAAATCCATTGAATCTTACACATTTGAAACTATCAATGATATTCCTTATGGTGTAATTACAACTGATGAACCACATGAAATTACTTATGGAGATAAAGTTGATATTCTTTACGAACCACAACTAGCAAATTCTACAAAACAACTAAAAGTTAGAGTTGTAAAAGGTATTGAAAAAATTACAGTACAAACTCCTGGGACTGGATACAATAAAGATGTTCCTATCGAAATTTCAATTGATGGAGATGGAATTGATGCAGAAATTAGTCCTGTAATCAATCCTACTAATGGGACAATTACTGAATTTGAAATTTTGAATTCTGGTAGTGGGTTTACAAAAAATCCAAGAATTCTAATCTCACACCCGCAATCCCTGAAAAAAGCAGACTATTTTATTGCATCTTTACAAAATCAAAATAATGTAAAAGTTTTAGATATGTATGTAACTAGCAACAAAGTTACATATGTTTGTGGTGAAACAGTTGACTCAACTGGAAATGTTGTTGGTTTTGCTACAAAGTACTCTGCTCTTGGAGTAAAGCAGTGGAGTAAGACGTTTAGTTCGAAAAATCCTGTTGGAGGATTTAGGCAACTTAGATTGAAAAAATTAGCTTTCTATAATACAAAACTATATGTTGTTGGAGAAGTACATCCAAATATTACAACCCAAACAAATTACAATCCAGATGTATTTTTTGCACGTTTGGATGAATCTGCAGATGGTCTTTCAGCATCTGTTGGTTTTAGCAAAGGTATTGCAGGTATTTCTGGATCTACAAGAGCAGATCAAATCAATACCATCAAACAATATACAGATAATAGATTTTTGATTGGTGGGCATACAAATACTAATACATCATCTCCAAATGATGCATTTGTTGCAATAATGACAGATGGCGGAGAATTTGTAACTAAGAGAAAACTTGCATCAACTACTAAATCTGAAAGCATCAAAGATTTCATCGTGCATGATGGATTCATTTATGCTCTGGTTGAAATTGCCCCAACTCCAGCTTCAAATGCAACTACATTTGCTATATCTAAACTTGAAGTTGAACCATTTGGTATCGATCTAATTTGGACTAAAGAAGTAACTCAAGCAGGAAACTATTTCAAAGATATTGCTTTTTCTTTGAATGAATATGATGAAATTATTGTAACAGCATCTCTTTTTGATATTGCAAGTTCTACACAAACTGCTTTTTGGGTTGGTAAGTTTGATCTTGAAGTGCAGAATATTTGGAACTATAGAACTAATGTTACTGGTGCTAGCTCAATCACTACGGTTGGTCTAGGTATTGATATTTTTGGTGAGGTAAATCTATTGGTCAATAAAACTCTTTCTACAAATGGCGAAAGAGTAGTAGATATTGTAAAAATTGGATATGATGGTAAGGTAAAATCAGTTTCAAATACTAAAGTTCAAGATGGAGTTGATGGAGTTATCTCTTATGCTGGCGCTGTAGATGTATCTGGAGATGTACTCTTTGGCGGTCAAACACAGTGGAATAGAAATGAGTTTTCACTCATTTTTGATCAAACACAAACAAATCCAATTATAGATGTTAGCGAATCTTTTGCTTCTCCACCAACTTTGACTGCAACCAGTGGTACTCTAGGATCTGTTTCTGGAGCAGTCCAAAATAATAGATTGAAGTTCTTTGGTGTTCACAGCACATCTACATATGCAGCAACATATTTGAAGTGGACAGATCCAACGTACAATCTTCAAACAGCATTTGGTAGCGGTAATGCATGGACATTGGAGTTCTTTGCATTCCTTCCATCGGCAAGATCATCAAATCTATCACAAACAGAGCATATTTTGTTTGCAATCACAGATAATGCAACTTCGTTCGGTGGCGTTGCACTAAAAATTGATCAATCAAATAAATCATTGAAATTGCTTTTGGCTGCAAATAATCAAGCACTAAACGCTGTTACTGCCATTACAACAACTGCAAATACATTTACCGAAAATCGTTGGCATCATATTGCAGTAACTAGAAGTAATAATGTATTCACTCTTTATGTGAATGGGACATCTGTTGCTTTTGGAACAGTTCCAAATGTTGTAACATCTGATAGAGATTTGTATTTTGGGAATGCTCCTGGTTTTATTACAACCAACGTATTTTCTGCAACTCAACAATTCTCTGGTGCATTGAATTTTATCAAACTTAGAAATAGGACAATTTCCTCCTTTACAGTCCCAACAGATATTGCTAGCAGTACAACAGAAAATTATGTCTTTACTGATACAGATTATATTGCAAACTATACTCAGAAGTATGACTATATTCCTTATTTTGGTCTAATTGTCAAGAGTGATAAGAATAATGATGCGCTAAGATTGGGGGTTCATCCTAACTTAGGAACAAACTTTACTGGATTCAAAATCAATAGATCTCTAACAACATATTCTGTCCCATCACAACTAACTCTTGCATTTGGAAATTGGCTAGCAGGTCCAACTGGTAATCAAATTCTAGATTTTGCAAATACTAATCTTACTGCGAATGTTGATGTAGATACAGTAACTCTAACTCAGGTGCAAGATATTTACTCATCTAGAACAGCAACAGTTCCTGCCCCTGGATCAGTAAAAGTAAAAGTTGAAGCAAAGGTTGTTGGTAAATTCTTTATTCAATCTACAAATACTGTAAAAATTGATAATATCCAAAAACTAATTCTAAATCAACCATTTACATTCACTAAAAAAAGTAAATTGGTCTTGAAGAGCACTACGGGTGTTTTCCGTAATAGTGCTTACATTGTTGATATCGATAAAGCAACAAATTCAATACTTATTGCAGTTGCTCAAAATACTTGGTCTGATGATATTGGCGTAGGTCTCCTTTCAACAGAGAAGTTTGATGAATCTACAACGTATGGAATTACTGGTCCAGCACCAAATGATATCAATGTAATCTCCCAGTTTTATTTCCCACAAACTATAAACACTACACCAGGAACATTTACTATCGATATGGCAACGGTTCCTTATCTTACAGGAACTCTTGATCAATATGCTAAATTTAGAGCATATAGTGAAACAAATTATTCAGTAAGAATTGACGAAGTTGCTGCAAATGCTGCATATCCAAAAGGTTCTGTAGTTGCAATTCCAAATCCAACACAAAATCTAGCATTCAATGGAACTGGAAATACTAACATTACAATTACTGGATTGACTGGTGTTCTTGCAATTACACTAATATGCACCCTTGAGAAAAAACTACTGGTATCTTCTGTTGAAAATACTGATTCTGTATATGTGATTACTTCAAATAGACACTATCTAAAAGAAGGTGGAATGATCTTTGTTGATGGCAACCCAACAAGGACTGTGAATTCAGTAACATACGATGAATATGATGGAGCATTCCCTGTAGATACTGTTGTTAGCGGGAAAGAATTTATTTACAAACTTCCAACCACTGCACTCACTTTACCTTCAACAACTCCAGCATCTGTTTCGATTTTTGCAAAATCTCCAGTCATCAAGATGTATTATGGTCATCAATATGAATTTGATGTCAGTCATACTTCCATGTATGGATATTTCTTATCTTTCTCAGAGGATAATCTAAACAAACTTGAATACTCATTCAATTCAATTTTACGTATTGGAGTTCCAGGAGTAGTTGCAGTTGGAAGCGTAATACCAAAAGTTCAATTCAAGGTTACAAAACCAGAGATTACAAATATTTCTTATTATTTTGATCCATCTAGATCTGGTGAAGATTCTCCTGTAGATCCAGGTGCTTACATGGATGTTGTTGATAGTCCTTATCTTGGCAGGTTCACAGTTGAATTCCTTGCTGGTGCAACTATCACTACAGGTCCAGATATATTCAAATTTCCACTCACTGATGAACCAGAAGGACCTGCTCTCATTAGATTGAATTCTGATGGTGAACAAATTGATCCAAAATATGAAGCACTATCAGAAAAAGTAGTTGGAAAAATTGGTAGTATTAGACTTGTCAATGGTGGTGGATTCTATAGAAAACTACCAGTTGTAACTGATATTATTTCTAGCAGAAAAATTGAAAGAGTCAATATTATTGATCCTGGAACTGAATATCAAGTTGGAGAATATTCTGGAATACCTATTCTTGGCGATGGTGAGGGTGGTCTTGTACGAATTACAGTTACTGATGGCGAAGATGCAGAGGGTAATCCAATTCCAGGTCAAATTAGTAGTGTAGTCATTACTAGTGCTGGTAAAGGATATAAAACTGCGTATATTGATATTCCATCTATTCCTGGGATACTTGGATCTGATTTGGCGGGTTCTGGTGCCGAACTAGATGTAGAAATCCCTCCATTTGGTAGTGGAGCATCTATTTTTACAACTGGTGCAAATGTCGGAAAAATCAAAAAACTAAAGAATAATAACTTTGGTTATGATTATCCACACGATTATACTCTAAGACCAGAAATTACATTCCCGATCAATGTCCAGTTGATCAACACTAGTATTCTAAAGAATATTACTGTCACCAATCCTGGATCTGGATATTCTCAAGCTCCTACAGTTATTATCGAAGGTGGCGGCGGAAGTGGGGCAACTGCTGAAGCATCAATTAGGAATGGTAGAATTTATAGTATTGTGGTGAAGGATCCTGGATCTGGATACTCTTCAGAACCAACTGTCTCACTAAAATCATCATTCAATTATGTAGTCAACCTTGACCTGGGACTTCTACAATTTTCATATCCTCATGGCATTCAAAATGGTGCCGCAGTTACACTACAGGTGACAAATGATGGAGATACTATTGGCACATTCCCAATTGCTGGTGGATCAATTGGTGCTCTAAATTCAACTACAACATATTATGCAATTGCTGGCGCTGGACAATCCCTTGAACCTGATCAACTAAAACTTGCGATCACACCATCAAATGCAAATTTGGGTGATGCAATTACATTCGTAAATGCTGGAACAGGGCGCCAAATCTTACTTACTAGTTCATTCGGTGGAGCTGCAAAAGCAATTGTTGGAACTGGAGAATTTCTTGCTGGAGAATATGTATATCAAGGTGATAGTGTTAGTAACCCAACTGCATTTGGTTATGTATCGAGTAATGGTGGATGGGAGATTGGTCCTAGACTCCTAAAAATTATAGATTATGAAGGAAAATTTGAAGAAGGTGCAAAGATAACTGGAACTATTTCAAAATCTTCTGGCATTATCGCATCGCTGTCAATTGCTAGAGGGGTTCTGCAAATTGACTCTTTGACTAAGACTACAGGTCAATTTGTTGATGATCGTGGGAAACTTTCTGAAATTATTCAAAGAGTCCAAGATTCTTATTATTATCAGACATTTTCATATGCTGTCCAATCTCCAGTATCAATAACCTCTTGGAAAAACTTTGTCCTGAAGAATACACACCCAGCTGGATTCAAACTATTTGGTGAATTGAATATATTTGAGAATGCTAAAATTGCAAATAGAAAGACTGATTTTGAACTTACTAAATCGGTGAATCTTGCAGACTCTGCAATTGTTCCTAATATTCAAAATTTTGCTCTAGTAGAACCAATTTACACTCAGTATGATAATACGCAAGTTCTATTCAGACAAAAGAGACTAACGTCTTCTGAGAATATTTTGACTTCTGTTGTTCAACGTATTGATGATATCTCGAATCTATTTGATGGAGAAAGAATTGCTTTCCCAATTTCTGTTGCTCAAGAACCAGTCTCAGCATCAGTCAATCAATTGATGATTGTTCTAAACGGAGTCGTACAAAACCCAGGAACTTCATTTGGTATTCAAGGAAATCAAATCGTATTTTCAGAACCTCCGCAAGCACCAGCAAGCGTTAGATATGGAAATGTAGATATTGCATTCCAAACTGTGATACGTCTATCTTTTAGTTCAATATCTGGCATTTTCCCAACACTGGGAATGACTATAATTGCATTGACTAGTAGATGGAGAGGCACAGTAATTGGAACTTCTGGTAATACTATCGATGTTTTCTGGAATGGAGCACCGAATAGTGATCTATCAACTCTTGGTGGTCTACAAGAATCTGAAGCGTCTCAATTTGGGTATATTATTGGAGAAACGTTCAACGTCGGAGCTACAGGATTTATTGGAATATTGGATAGTGCTGTCGTTATAAAGAACAGCACAAATGCTAATGACTTCTTATATGAATTCTCTGAAACTATTACTACGCTTGAGGGAGAACTAGCACAAGTAGAACAGATCAACCTGTCAGTTGGTCAAGAAATTCCTATTGCTAGACTAAGATATACTACTGGCGTATCAACAACTGCTATTGAGGTAATTGCATATAATACTTCTACCCCAACTAGAGTTCCTGACAATGTATTTGTAATTGGCAAATATTATCAATTTGATGCTGAGGTTTTCAAAGTAACTGCAATAGTACATGCTACAGAATATTCAACTATAACTGTACAAAGAGCTCAACTAGGAACTGCTGCGGCACAACACCAAGCAAATGCTTCCATATATGGAACAGAAATCAATGTAACGGATAAACTAACTCTATCCAAAACAGTTGGAACATATCAATCAAAACCAGGTCTATTTGATATTCAACTATATGATATTATTGTTGGAGTTCAGTCTGGTTCTGTTGGATTTGTAACAAGGTCATATGCATACACAGACCCAACTACCAACTTACCAATCAATGAGGTAGTTATTTCAGAAGGATCCTCATTCTTTGGACTTCTATTCAACAGAATTACTTCCACAGAATATGCGAATGTTATTCTTGATAATATTGCAGATTCTCAAATTCAAGTAAATGATTTTGAAACTGCACTAGTATCAATCGATTCTACTTTCCCAGTAGGAGAATTTGTAAACAATCATGTTGTTGTCTACAATACTGCAACTGGAACAATCCAGAACAATGAGTATATTAGAAATTATAAATTTGACTATGGTAATGATACTGGTGTGTTTACTGTTGGAGAAACCGCTGAAATTCGTCAGCTTGCAATAAGAAATAGAGAAGGTGGGTATTTTACTGATGGTCAAATCATCAGAAGTGAAAATTCTAAAGCAGAAGTTCTTGGATTTGCTCCAGGTAGAAATATTGTCTATCTCGGTAAACAGGCAAGAAGTTCTTCAGCAGGAAAGGATTTCCATATCCCAACATTTTTTGGGAATGCCAAACTATCTACAGCACAGAAAAAATTCGGAGAATCATCTCTACTTCTAGATGGAAATGGAGATTATCTACAAATATCGCACCCAACAGAATTTGATCTAACAACTTATACATTTGAAGCGTGGATTTATTTACCAACCACTCCAACTACTGAGTATTCGATGATATTTGCCAATGTCGGACAAAACTCGTATTGGGGACTCCGTACTGTTGCTGGAGTTACACGTCTGACTTCATATGATGGCAGTACCATCAATGAACAAACAACTGGAACTGGTATTCCATTGAATACTTGGACTCATGTTGCTTGGTCTAGGTCTGGTAGTACTATTAGAGCGTTTATGAATGGAGTAATCGTACACACTGGAACTAGCAACGCCACTCCAAATGTGACTGGAATTACAATTGGTTATTCAGATAGTTATGCAAATCAATATTTCTTCAATGGATATATCGATGAAGTAAGAGTATCTAATACAAACATTTATGGACTTGCATTTACTCCTCCTTCTAATATTTTCCAAGGAGATAATAATACAAAACTACTACTTCATTTTGATGGTGCTAATAATGCAACAACCACTGATGATTGGTCTGGTGCAGCTAACTGGGCAAATGGGCAAGAATTTGTAAATAGTGGAATTCTATTCCGTTTTTATGATGCAGCAAATCAAATAGAAGATAATATAAATTTGATTGCTGCCGAAGCAGTATATCGTACAGATGTACATTTCCCCAAACTTCATATTCCAACAACAGTTGCTATCACTTATGGTAGTCAGTTCTATGATGTAATTCTTGCAAATCTAAACTTCATTGCTTGGGAAGCATATCAAAGAGTTTCTCCAACTCCTCCAACTGGAACAACAGCACAGGATTGTGTTGATGATGTAAAAGATGTTCTTCGTAGTTTAGCTTATAACATCAAACATGGATTCAATTCCAAAGTTTGGGATGCAGCAAAATTGTATGTAAACTCTGGTGCTATTCAACATCTAACTGGTCAAGTTACAAACTCTGTCAATGTATTCAATCAAGCGAGAAATATTGCAAAACAAATCATCAATAACACTACAGTAACCAAGCAAGGTTCTCATACTTATACACAAACAACAAATACTTCAATTCCATATGTTATTGGTGGATATACTACTGTTGAGAGCTCTATTGATTCTCTATTCAAGATTGTTACCGATACACTTCAAAATCCAGCTGGTACAAATAACACTACATATCCATCTTCTGTTGCTGTTCTTCCGAGAACACACCCACCACATACTCAGTGTATTGCTGATGTCACCCTCACTATCACTGAAATTCTAAAAGATATTAGAAATGGTGGTAATGAATATACCTGGGACGCAGCTTCTCTCTATGTCAACACTGGGGGATCCACAGCAACACTCAATCATATTGTTGGTGAAGAAGCAGAGACTTCATATGCATATGACAGAGCAAGAGATATTTCTCTACTTGTAATGCGTGGACTTGAGGTTGGTATTACTGGAGATCATGGTTTTACACAATTCATTGATACAACCATTACGGATGATCCTGCAAATCCAGTTTGTGCTGATGTTGCCAGTACAATCAATACTTTATTCGATATTGTAATTGATACAATTGATCTTGCATATACTTCTTCTGGAAATCATCTACTAACAGTACCTAGAACACAGGCAGCGTATGAATATGCATCTGGAATAGTAGATGCATATAGATCCGACAGTTTTACAATTCGTTCTGTAAATAACACAACTAAAGACTTTTGGACTAATGAAATTAGTCCAGATACTCAGAGTCGTTACATAGATGCTGCAGATCTCATTGAAATCAATACTGAGGCTATTATTGATGAAACTTCGGGGAGGATGCTCGCTAGATATCCCGTACTCCTCACTGAGATGCCCCGTAACCAGGATGGAAGCGGTGCAGGTACAAATAGATGTAAAACTGATTTGACAATCCTTCTAGGCGCTCTAGTGAAGGACCTTAGATTTGGAGGTAATCGTTTTACTACTGAGGCAACAAAAAATTACTTAGGTGTAAATGATGAAATTAGGCATATTCGTTTACAACTTTGGGGATCTTTGTATGCACATGATCAACTTGGTGAAATGTCAAAACTTGCAATCACTGGAGATCTAGCAGCTGTTGCACAATACACAGACTCTGTAATTGTATCTGATATTGGCATCACTCAGGATGCTGGCGGATGTGCTAATGTCAAGACAACGATTGACAATCTGATTCAAAATATGAATGACATTCTTGCTCCTACACCAGATAGGAATAAGGATGCTGCAGATCTACTCGTTTTCAATAGGAATTACATCGCAGAAGAAGCAATTGGTCTGCTTGAAGATGAATTCTTCTATACTCTAAGTAATGGACAAACATATCAGGCATATCAATATCCTGGTGGTAATGTTGATGGAAGAAACAAGTGTATTAGAGATGCAAAAAATATCATAGATGCAGTTGCTGCTGACCTACTAACAGGTGGAAATAATAGCATTCTTCTTGCTGTAGAAAAATATTTGACTGCTCAACTTGAAATTGATTACATTGAAGATCAACTTGGTGCAACTCTATATTCGTGGACTAGAATTGCCTTCCTATGCAAGAAAGCAGTTGCTAACTTACTTCAGTCTGCTAATCAAATTGCACTGTCTACAAGTCATTATGTTGCTCAACATACGGATAAAGCTGCATATACAGATCCAACGATTACTCATGATATTTCTTCTCCTGGTGGAAATTACAGTTCTGCAGACTGTGTAAATATTCAAGCTGCAATTGATAACCTAATAAATGCAGCTATTGACACTCTTGCCCCTGGTGGAGATATTGCTATAAATGCATCAAGAATGATGCTTTTCAATAAAAACTATTTTGATAAGGAAATTGGTGAAGAAGTTACTAGACAATGGGGACAAATCACAACTGCTCAAAAAACATTTATTGAAGAAGTTGCTGATAATATCATTCATGATATTCTAATCACTAAAGAAAGTGTACTTGATAATCAGACTACAGCGCAATATTCAAATGTTCAGACTTACAGAACCCTTAGAAGTTTACTCACACCTCTAAACACGACTAATAATCAATTGAATTTGATCCCTGCAGCTCAGGTCGAACAAATTTCTGGAGGAACATGGACAAGCACTGGAAATACTGTATCTCTAAATGCATCTTCTGGTCCAGATGGAACTCTTACCGCAGATAAATTGATTCCTGGTACAACTGGCACAGATGAACGTGCTGTAAGAAGAAACTTTGTTTTGACTGCGTATACAACCTATGATAGAGACAATGTAACGTTTGATAATGAATATGTCACTCTTGATCAGGGTGTTGACACTTCATATCAAACATATACTTGGTCTATATTCTTCAAAGAAGCTGGTTACTCTAATGCAAGAATTAGAGTTCAATGGGATGCAACTCACTTTGCATTTTTCAATATAAATCTAACAAATGGAGCACCAAGTGATGTATTTGGAACTGGAATAACAGGACTGTCTACAGGAGTTATTCCACATGGAAATGGATGGTACAGGGCATTTATTACCTTTGATGTTCCATTTGGTGTTTCATCAGTAGATCTATTTGCATATGGAACGGTGAATGCTTCAGTTACTGCTCCTGGTAATGGAACTAGCGGTGTTCTAATTTGGGGTGCTAAATTTGCTAAGAGTGGAATTGATATTTACACATCACAAGGAGGAACTCCTTTCTACCCAGATAATGATTATAATGTGAGAAATTATATTCTGGATAGACTTGAATTCTTTATGACTAGAGCGATTTCGGGAACACTAATAACTCCATCTCCTCTAGCTACGTTCCCATCTTATACAAATACATCTATTCAATCTGGATATACAATTGCGGATATCAATAAATTTATTGAGATACTAATCAATCAATACCAAGAACAACTCACAAACCCATCTTATTATCTTGTTATTGGTATTCAAAATGGACTAGTACTTCTACCAAAAACTTATGGGACCAGAATAATCCCAGTTCCTTTGGGCGGAAAAATTGAACAATCTTCGTTTATCTATGGTGTTCTGTCTGATAGAAGTGCAGAAATTGCAGGATATATTTTGAATGAAGCACAAGTTGCAAAAACTTATGTGAGGATGAGAATAAACGATATTGAGGATGGTCCATTTGTTGTCAACGACGACGTGGTTGCCGCTGGGAATCCAGGTATAACAGGAAAAATTTATGGATTCTACTCTGATGAAAACTTCAATTATCTTGATGTAGAAGTAACTGCTGGAACATTCAATATCAACTCTCGTATTGAAAGTGATGAGGGTGCTGAAGCTACAATTGTTGCTATTGAACCTCGCCTTCACGTCATTGGACTTCAAGGTGATTTTGCTGATGGAGTTCCATTCAAAGCATATACAAGTAACGTTACTGCAAATGTTGTAGATTTTATTAGATGTGAAGGAGCAGTTTTGAGTAATACTGGTGGAAAACTAACTGTAGATACAGATTCTTTGACTGGTTCTTTTGAAACCAAGAGCGTTGTATTCCCACAAACATCAAGAATTTACCTAGATCTTATTCAATATAAAGGTCTTGTATTGAATGTCGGTGATATCATTGTTGCTGATGGTTATGTAAGATTCCAAGTTGCAGTAAACAATAATTTGTCAACTTTCCAAAGAGGTGGAACCTTATACGGAATTGTCAATGGCACTAAGGACACAAGTAGGAGAGCCATTATAGTAGATCTTGATCTCAACAATAATTACATATATGCTAAAACATATCTTGGACAATTTGCTAATGGTCAATCATTTGCTTATTACGGAGAGGTTGAGGGAGATCTTCCAGTTGGTTTTGCAACTATTGTAACCAATGTACCTGTTGCTGGTAATGCATCTGGTAGGATAGTAGATATCAAGCAAGTAGGAACTAAAACAAGAGTGTTCTTGTCTGATGTAAGAGGAACCTGGACTATTAGAGAGACCGTGGCTGGTAGGGCAGGATATGGTGCTGCAGTTTTTGATACTAAGACTATCAAAGGAAGAATCAAGCGTGCATTCCGTGGATTTGATGGCGTGCAAACGGAGTTCAACCTCACAACTGCCAATGGAACTCCATACTTCCCAGATCCAGATGGGCATATGTTGATCTTTATCAACGGTATTCTACAACCTCCAGGTGCAGGCAACGCTTATAGTGCATTCTCAAATGTACTTTCGTTTAGTGAACCACCTGAAGTTGGAGATGCATTTGTTGGATTCTATCTAGGAAAACTACGCCAATTGGATGACATTTCCTTTGAATTTGATTCTCTACGTCAATCATTCAACCTGAGACGTTCTGGAATCTTCTATTCTCTAACTCTTACCGATGGTGTACAATCTTCCGTGATTAGACCAGAAAATAATATCATTGTTTCTCTAAATGGTGTTATTCAAGAACCTGGCATTGGATTTACTCTTGTTGGTTCTCGTATTATCTTTGGTGAAATTCCTAGAGTAGGATCTACATTCGTTGCATTCTCTTATGTTGGTTCTGAAGGTGACGTTGACTCGGAAACTGTTGTTCCACCAATTGAACCTGGTGATCTTCTAGATATTGAAGGTGAAACTATAGATCGTGAAGTTGCAGTTATTGAATCTTCTAATTCTTTGATTACAATTGATTATCTTGGATCTGTGTTTGGTAAAGGCGCTAGTGCAACGGGAGTAATCACTAAAGGAAGAATCAAAGAATCCAGAGTTACATCTGGAGGATCTGGTTATACGTCTAGACCACTTGTTAGAATTGACTCTGTTACTGGTTTTGATGCCAATATCAAAGCACTAGTTGGAGTAGAAAGAATTGAAATGATAACCTATGGAAGTGGATATAAATCTCCAGTGGTTCTTGTAGAATCGACAGTTCCCGATGATTGGACTTCACCAAATATTGCTCTATATGGAGCTGATGGAGTTGCAACAATTCAAGTAATACCTACTACACCTACAGAACCACCTCCAAGTGCAGGCGTTCCTGACAACACTATAAGTACTAGTGGTGGATTTACTGCTGGTGGTGGCGTGGTTGGACAAACTACAGGTGGAACTGATACAGAGGGTGGCATATTTGATGGAGAGTTGGACTTCATATGGACTCGTCCAGCAAACTCATATACAACACCTAATTTCAATGTTGCAAATATATTTGCCAGCAGCACCAGCTAAATAATCAGGGAAATTCGATACAAATGGCAATATCAACTACTACTGCACAAATATCACAGGGTGATCTGGTAATCAATACAAATGGTTTACCAGATCCAGCTTTATCTGGAAATCCTCTTGGATCTAGAAGATTTCCAGGAAATCCACCAATTGTAATTGAAGGATATGACCTAGAGTACAGATTTACATATCGTGCAGGGCAATCTCAAGATCTTCCAAGCCCACAAGCACTAACGTTAGAGGTTCTTGGTATTGCACTAAATGGAGTAGCTATAGCTGGTCCTGCATCTCCTCCTGGACCATTACCAGGAACTACAACTAATCCTCCAACTGGATTCACATATAATAGAGTTTTCAACGAAGATCGATTTGGAGTAGATATTTGTGGTGGTTATTGCTGCCATTTGACTCTGGAAGATGATGATACTGAATTTGAACAATATCGATATCATTCTGGATCATTTTTAGTGAACTGTTGGGGATCTAAAGTTATTGCATCAAATACATATTTCCAATCATCAAATTACCAAGGAGATTATTTTCGCCATCCAGATGGGCATTCAAAAATTGTAGGATATTGTTTTGATGGATATCCGATATATGGACCATTTGGTTATAGAACTCCTAGTGATCCTCGAAGTGAACCTATCAAAATGCGAAGCTCTTATAGACCATTCCCATCACCTAGGATAGGAAGAGAATCTAATTATAGTCAAATTCCTCCAGGCACGTACATTCAAGATTTTGAATATGTAGAAAATCTTGGAACTCTAGATCAATATAATGGGAGATATACAAAAACTCCAGACTATCCAACTGGTACATATGCTTACTTCTTAGCATTAGATAAACAAAACAGACCAGTTTATCCATATATTTTTGGTAAGGAAACTCGCAAAACCAGAGATTGTAGTTGTGTTGGTACAGATGATCATGACCATGAGCATGATGATCATGACCATGAGCATGATGACTAAACTTATAAATAACTAAAAAACAAAGATAATGGCCAAGCAATCCCTGAATACTGGTTCTGTGCCTAATGATGGTACAGGCGACTCCCTGAGAGCAGGGGCAACTAAGATCAATTCCAATTTCACTGAGATATATGGTGCAATTGGCAATGGGAATAGCTTGACACTAAATGCTACTAATGCACAAATTGGTCAAGTGTTGAGGTGGAACGGCAGTTCATTTATTTCTCAGGATTATGGATCACTTACATCAACTCTAGATGTAAATAATTACAGCATCATCTCAAGTAGTAATGGTCATATTGTTCTAGACCCAAATGGCACTGGTGATGTGCAGATGGTCTATGGGGGACAGACAACTACGTTTGATGGTTCTACTGGTCAGGCACAAGTTAGTGGGACAATTTCATACAAAAATGAATATCCTTTGATTACAAATGCTCCAACTAATTCGACACACAAAGGTTATTTTTTCACAGTAAATGGTGACAATAACCCAAAAGTCAATATGGGAATCAGTGGAGTTGGAGACGTAACCGCTAATCTCCTAACCAATTATAGTAGTATCAATCTACTTTCAGATGTAGATACTACAACTACAGCTCCTACTACAGGGCAAGTTCTAAAATGGAATGGAACTAACTGGACTCCTCAAGCAGACGCTGCAGGAGCTTCTACACAAAATCTTTTCCAAACAATAGTTGCTGATACAGGATCTACCACTGCAAATACTCCAACAGATTCTTTGACAATTACTGGTGGAACAAATTGCACCTCTGTCATCACAGGAGATACTGTTACTATCAATGTTGATGGTCAGTTTCAATTTGCATCACTGACTGATGTAAACTTTACTAATCTCTCAAGAGGACAAAGTATCACATATGATACAACTGGAGGAGGAGCAACTGCTGCTTGGATCAATCAACCATCTCCAACACTATGGTACATTTTCTCAGTTGGATTGAATAATAACTCATATCTAGTTGAGGGTCCTGGGCAATCACAAACAGATGACCCCGAGCTTCATTTGTATAGAGGATTTACATACGTCTTCGTAAATAATGCTGGAAATAATCACCCACTAAGGATTCAAGCTTCAACTGGACTATCTGCCTCTGCATATACCATTGGTGTTTCTGGTTCTCAAACGGGAAGGCAATATTTCACTGTTCCGCATAGTGCTCCAAATACCCTTTATTATCAATGTACAGTTCACCTAAACATGGGTGGAATTTTATACATCAAGTAATAATATAATATGGCAAGAGTAGTTCCTGGATCTGGTGCAGTAATCAAACCAAACTTCAATAAAGAATTTGGTGTAGTTTCTGTTGACGTTATTTCTGGTGGGAAAAACTACTCAAGTGCGGATCCTCCCAGGCTAACAATTGATAACTGTGGTACTCCCGAACAAGAAGCTCTTCTTTGGCCTCAGATTGATTCAAAATCTGGAAAAATTTTATACGTTAGAGTTCTAGAATCTGGCAAAGGTTATGACCCACTCAGAGTTACAATCACTCCTAAGCAAGATTCCATTACAGTTGTAAATTCATTTGATCCCAATAGAATTTGGGTATCTGCAAATACGTCTGTTACTACTGGTAGATTTTCTCAATATGACAGACTAAAAGTAAAAACAAATGGACTTCCAGATCCAGCTCCATACGATAAAGATGGAGTTTTCTCGATTCCATATGATCATACTTTTATTTTTAGGGGAGGTAAAGATGTACCGAATCTAGGATTGAGAGATACTTATAATGATCAAGCACTCGGTATTATGGCAAACGGAGTTGAACTCCATACTCCAGATTTTTACGATATTGATTCAGTAAATACAATATCCAATTATAGTTATGATGTTGTAAAAACACCATCTTTACTTAGTTTAGACCAATATGGTGGCACCACTAGTCAAGACAATGCCCTGGATGGAAAATATTTTTATACAAACTCCCGATTACTTTTAGCCTATGCAGCAGCAGGCAGCACATATCATATTGCTCCATATTACAAAAATAGTAATTATCAAGGAGATCGTGGAAGACATCCCAATGGTCACTCAAAAATTGTTGGATATTCATATGATGGGTATCCAATCTATGGTCCATATGGATATGCGGATCCTTTGGTTAGTAGCACTGTAACTAATCTTCAACCGTCGTATAGACTAAGAAACACATCAGAAACTGCAGCTATAAGACCTGCTGTAGTTACGCCATCTACTGTCACATATACAGTTACAGTTGCTCCAGGTGTTCTTTCAGCAGGGCAACCAGGTATAAATCGTTATTACATTACTGGGGGTGGATTTACAAATGAAGAAAAACCATTTCTAAATCTTCAAAGGGGAAGTACATATATTTTCAATCAAGATGATCCGACTAATACTACACATCCAATATTATTTTCTCCATATGGATCTAGTGTCGCTCAAGGTTGGCATACATCAGGACAAACTGCTGGAGATGTAAATGCCCTTTGGAGACAAGGTGTAAAATATTTTATTGGAAATGCACAAGTTACATATAGTACATATGTTTCAAGTTTCAATAGTGCATCTCTACGTAGAGTTGAATTCACAGTCCCTATAGAAGCTCCGACTATTCTATATTATTTTTGCTATAACCATACAAACATGGCAGAAAAAATTGTTGTAGATGGTTATCCAAATGGAACATTTATTCAAGACAATATTTACATCGAAGGTCTTGGTGATTTAGATGAGTTCAATGGAAGATATTGTAAAACTCCAGAATATCCAAACGGAACTTACGCATATTTTGCAACAGTTGATGCAAACCAAAATCCAATTTATCCATATTTTATTGCAACTAAATTCTATGGTGAAGAGTATCTTCCTGGATCTACTCTACCTGAGGTATCTTTAGATACTCCAAGTGGTGCCAGTGCCATAGCAGTTATAAATCCAGACAATACAAATGGCGAAATTCAATATATTGGAATGAAATCAAACGGTGATGGATATTTTGGAGATGCTAGAGTAGATATTCTTGGTGGTGAAGGTAGTGGAGCAACTGCAAACGCAGTAACAAGAAGTGTTACTGGACTATCACTGATTTCTGAAGGAAAAAATTATCTCAGTCCTCCAAATATATTCTTCCAAGGTGGCGGCGGGCAGGGAGCAAAAGGTGTTGCCTCTATTGATCCAGCTGGAAAACTTACTAGTGTAACAATCAATAATCCTGGTCAATATTATAATACTCCACCATACATTATTGTTGATGGGGGTGGAGGAATCGGTGCTAAAGCAGAAGCAATTATTTCCCAGGGTAAACTAACTGGTGTTGTTATTACAGATCCTGGAAGTGGGTATGTATCGCCACCAAAAATTATTTTTACAAAACTAGCCACTCTCAAGAGAAAGGTACGTAATCGTCAGGCGTATGACTCTATAAACTTCAATCTATGCGGTCTTGCAGCTCCAGTAAATGTCAGTCAGACTTCTATCTTTGTTGATAGTACAGATGCATTTCCTGGTTCTGGAACTTTGATGATTGATAATGAAATTATTAGATATAATTCTAAATCAGCAGGTAGATTTACAGGCATTAGTAGAGCAGTAAATTTCCGATTTGACCAAAGAGTAATCCTTGATGATGATCAAAATGATCCAGTAACGGGAGACTCTACATATCAATTTGTCGTTGGAGATAGAGTAGTTAGGAGAGTTGACAATGCTTCTAATAAAATTGCAATTGTTTATGACTGGAAACCAGATACTAGAGAACTGTTTGTAAAATTTCAAGTAGATGATTTGGCGTTTATTGATGCTGGCATTCCATCATCTGAAGAAAGAACTATTACATTTGATGCGGGAATTGCAGAATCTTCTCTTGCTGCACAATTACCACACACTACGGAAGTTAGTGATGGAGATTTTATTCGACTCTTTGTAGGCGACCCAGTTTTTGGTGCAAAAGTTACACCTCAAGTAGTTCTAACCGATACTAAATACGTAGATGACAATGACGATGGTATACCTGATCTAATCAATACTGGCACTGCATTCGCAAACCAAATTGCTCTAGATGGTGGTAAATACAATTCACTTTATGGTATTGAAGAAACAATCGGTGGAACTAATACGACACTGTTCCAACTTGGAGATGGCATTTCTGATGCAAGCACTCCAACAAAAATTGCAACAGTTGATGTTGCTGGAGCTCTTGGTGATGGAATTGAACATAATGCAGATCTTACCATTACTCTAGATTCTAGATATAATAATACTCAAACCTTCTTCTCGGGTGAGTTGATTGAAGGAGAACAATCTGGTATTACGGCAGAAGTAGTAGAGTTCAAACCCAGTACTCGTGAACTAATTCTTACTGATGTAACTGCATTTGATACTGGAAATGTAAACCTAGGAGTCAATGGTAAATATTATACATTCTCCAGAAACTCAAGTATCATTGGTATCAAAGTAGTTCAACCAGGAACAAACTATACTTTGCCGCCAATAATTACTATTCAATCCATGCCAACTGGTGTTTCTGCCTATGCGACAGCTGTGATGAGTCCTTCTGGAGATCAAATTGCATCTGTAACAATGACTGTTGAGGGATATGGCTATGAGCAATATGTCGATCCTGCCACAGAAATATTATATCCTACCATCACGGTGACAAATGCTCCTGGTGATACCACTGGTACTGGAGCAGTTTTAGAGGCAATTGTTGGCGGAGAATTTATTGTTGGTAATAATGGAGCACGTTGGAGAGTTGAGAAAATTGAGTATCAAACTCTTATCAGAAATGAGTTCTCTACATAGTACTATAAATAGATAACGAGGAAAAAGTTTTACACATGGCAGCTCTACTTACTGATCAATTTAGGATCTTCTCTGCAAAAAAGTTTATCAAATCTCTTGAGGGACCATCAAGCACCCAATCGGATGCAGCTGCAGGTGCTAGTAGGGATCGTCTATATGTTTTTATCGGTAGACCCCAACAATGGGATAATGAAAACTCCCCACCACAAGCTATCGATTCCTTTGATCAGTTTTCGGATTCTTACGATGATATGATTTCATTGAAAAGAGTTCTAGCATCTGATACCATTCAAGTAGTTAGAAGAATTGACTGGACTCCACCAGAGCAAACTACGGGTGGTTTGGGATTTACGTATGACATGTATAGACATGATTATTCGCCAACAAATACTGCATCTTCTGGAGCAACTAAACTATATGATGCTGATTTTTACGTGGTAAATACAAACTACCAAGTTTATAAGTGTATTTACAACGGAACTTCTCCTTCAGATCCAAATGGAAAACCATCGACTATCGAACCAACTGGTACTTCTACTTCTATTATCACCACTGCTGATGGTTATCGTTGGAAGTATATGTATACCATCCCAGTGGCACAGGTTCTGAAATTCTTCTCAAATGAATACATGCCAGTGTTCTCTAATGAATCAGTGGTTTCTAATGCAGTTTCTGGAGAAATTGATACCGTAGTAATTACATCTTCAGGTTCTGGATATAATAATGGAACCTATGATAATATTTCAATTGCTGGAGATGGAGTTGGTGGGAGAGTTTCAATTGTTATTGACGGCGGTAAGATCATTGCTGCTACTGTAACTTCGGGTGGTACTGGGTATACATTTGCTAAAATTAGTGTCGATACAATTTCAGGTATTGGTACTGGTAGTGCGGGTCAAATTGATATTGTAACCCCTCCTCCTGGTGGGCATGGATTTGATCCAATTTTTGAACTTGGTGCATACCGAGTAATGGTAAATGCAAAACTTTCATATGATGAAGGTGCTGGAGACTTTCCTGTAGATAACGACTATAGGAGGGTAGGTCTTTGTGTAAATCCACTTAGATATGGAACTACTGAACTGTTGGCAGATCTAACTGTATCTGCATCAAGAGCAGTTATTTTTGCCCAAACTTTCCAGGGTAATTTTCTCCCAGATGAAATTATCAGTCAAACACGTATCGTTGGTGGTGCATCTGTTACATCCCGTGGACGAGTAATCTCGTGGAATCCAACAACCAAGGTGCTGAAGTACTATCAAAATAGAATTGACGGTATTTACCCAGAAATCATTGGATCATTGAATGAGTTTGATGGATCTAATCCAATCGTAGGTGCTACCTCAGGTTCATCTGCAGAACCAGAAATTGTATTTCCTAGCGTACCAAATACATCTTCTCGTGTTATCAATGGCACTGAATATGATCTTGGTATGAGATTCACTTCAGGTTATGCAAAACCAGAAATTTCTTTCAACACGGGAGAGATTATTTACCTAGATAATAGAAGATCAATTAGTCGTGCAAGCGACCAAATTGAAGATATCAAAATTGTAATCGAGTTCTAAAGAGATGCCTCAGAATACTAATCTAAACGTCACGCCTTACTACGACGATTTTGACAAGAATAAGAACTTCTATAAAGTTCTGTTTAGACCTGGATTTCCAATTCAGGCTAGAGAACTTACGTCTGCACAAAGTATTCTACAGCATCAGGTAGAGAATATTGGAACGCACCTATTCAAAGAAGGTGCAATGGTTATACCTGGTCAAGTTGGATATGATACAAGTATTGATTGTGTTCTTCTTCAAGCAAGTTTTCTTGGATCAAATATAGAACTATATCGGGAACAAATAAACGGCATTATTATTACTGGTCTCAATAACGGTGTAAAAGCAAAGGTTTTGTATTCTATTTCAGCCGAGGAGTCTGAACGTGGATATGCAACTCTGTATGTAAAATATGTACAAAATGGTGGAACTCAATCGACAGTTAGAACATTTGAAAATAATGAGCAACTCTTCACAGATGTAGATATCACTTTTGGGACAACCCTGATCGAAGCTGGATCTCCATTTGCACAACTTCTTCCATCTTCTTCATTGTCTGTTGGATCTGCAGCATATATTGAAGATGGTGTATATTTCATACGAGGTCATTTTGTAGACGTAAAAAAAGAATATATTCTTCTAAATCAATATGATAATAATCCTTCATACAGAATTGGTCTAAGTGTTACAGAATCTATTGTAACTTCAGAAGATGATGAATCTCTAAATGATAATGCTGCTGGTAGTTCAAACTACTCTGCCCCTGGAGCGCATAGATTCAAGATTTCCACTAGTCTTGTAAAGAAACTATTTGATGACGAATCAGATAAAAATTTTATTGAACTACTTAGAATCAGTAACTCAAAAATTCAAAAATTTGTTACTAGAACCGCTTATAGCGAACTAGAAAAATCAATGGCTCTGAGGACATTTCAGACCAATGGTAACTATGTAACTAGGAATTTTGATATTACTGTAAGAGATCAACTCAACGATGATGCAAAAAGTGGTATCAATGGAGTTTACGCAGCTGGATCTACAACTAGATCTGGTTTGATAGCAAGTGACGATTACTATACTGCAGAAATAAGTCCTGGTGTTGCATATGTAAATGGTTTCCAAATTGAAACAATTACTCCTCAATTTATTGATTTTGAAAAACCAAGAGATACAAAGGCACTTCAAAATCAGATCGTTCCTTTTGCAGTTGGTAATGAACTGACTGTAAATTCTCTATATGGATTCCCAAATTTTACAGGTCCTAGCGTATCGTCTGCATATCAAGTTGTAGAATTGCGTGATACTCCAAGTTCAACTCCTGGAGTTGCAGCTGGTTCTGTTATTGGTTATGCAAGATGCCTAAGTTTAGAGCATACTGATCTTGGTCCCAATGGAACTTACGGGGGAGATGATGATATTTACAAAATGAATATCTTTGATATTCAAATGCTAACTATCATTCGTGTAAGTGCCAATACAACTATTTCACAGGGTTCTCAAATTATTGGTGGGACAACTGGAGCTAGATGTTTTATTGTTGCTTCACAAACTAATGCTACACATCTTCAAACATATCAACTTGAGGGAAATTTTTCAGTAGGAGAAAAGATTTTTGTTGATGGTGTAGACAAAGGAACTATTACTCATTTGCACACATTTGAGTTTTCTGATACTCGTACTTTTATTGGTAGAGATGAATCTAGCAGTATTATAGAATTCGGAGCAAATATTGTTCTTGATGATTATCTGGCACTAGAAGGTGATACATTCACTGTGAGCACTGATAATGGTGGTCAAATTGTTGGTTTCAATACCAACTTTGCAAAAGATCTAAGACCTGGAGATGTTCTATACTTCAATGGAACTGATTACCTCACTGTAGAAAAGGTAAATCCAACGGCATTGAATACACAAGGAATCTCAGTAATCTTTGATTACACTAACCAAATTGTAAGAACTGATGCAGGGGTTGGTACTATTGCTGCAGGAACATATACTAGTATTGTTAGAGCTCGTGCTCAACTTCTTGGTCAAGAAAATAATGATCTGTTCAGTCCAATGCCAAAGAAATACGTAAAAAGTATTTCTGATGAATCAATGACTGTTAGAAGAACATATGATGCTCTAACAGTTCCTGCAGGATCTCTGACTGTTGATCTTGGTAGCAACGAACAATTTTCTTCAATTGAAGATGAAAATTATAATCTGACTGTCCTTGCATCATCAAATGCTTCTCATCCTGTGGGGAGTCAAATAAGACTTGTAACATCATCTGGACAAACTACTACTGTAGGATATGCAACATTTACTAGTAACGATAGAACAACTCTTACAATTGCTAATCTTACTAATATTACAGCAGTAAAACTTACAGCAACAATTTCAAAGAATGTTGTGAATAAGACTTTGAAAACACTATCTAAAATGTTTGTTTTGAAGGTCAATAAAACAATTGATAATAAAGATACTCAGCAATTTGGATTGACATATTCAAATCTATACGGAACAAGAATTGAAGATAGTGATATTTCCTTGGGTATATCAGATGCATTCCAACTACAAGCTGTCTACGAATCTCTAAACGATAATGACCCTGTAGTTCCATCACTAACAATTTCAGAATCTATATTCTTTGCCCCAGGAACTTTCATCACTGGTAAAACATCTAATGCTAAAGGTAAAGTTATATCGTTTATAACATCAACTCTAGTAATCAATTACATTGCAGTTAGTGGATCTTTCATTCCTGGAGAACAAATTACGGGATTTGATTCTACTGGTGCTGCAGTCACTGGACTAGTAACTGATGATAGTAACTCTATCATTGCTGGTTCTAAAGTTGTAACTGATGATTATTATATCGAACTAAATCAAACTGGATTTTTCTATAACACATCAAAATTAGTTCGTAAACCAGGAGTTCGACCTGCAGTTAGAAAACTCCTAGTAGTTTTTGATTGGCTAGCTCACTCATCAACAGGGGACTATTTTGCTGGTCAATCATATACTGGACTATCTTACTACGATATTCCATTTTTCAACCAAGCACTTTGTCTAACAGACTTCCTTGACTTTAGACCATCTGCGAAAAATCTATACTCTGGAACTGGTACAGTTGGATCGCCCGCGTCAGTTCAGTGTTCAACTCTAGATTTCAGATCAAGACTATTTACTTCTGGTGCTACTATCACTGATGTACCAAAACTAGATAGTGACTTCCGTTGCGATTTTGATTTTTATCTACCAAGAGTAGATAAACTATTTTTATCTTCTGAAGGAGGATTCCAAATCATATCTGGAAAATCTGCAGAAGTTCCAGAAGTGCCTGAAGATATTCAAAACGCAATGCTTCTTTCTACAATTAGAATGAGACCTTATGGATTTGATCCAGAGAAAGATGTCGTACTTACTAATGAGGATCATCGTCGTTACACAATGAGAGACATTGGAAGTCTTGATCGTCGTTTGAGCACTGTAGAATACTACACATCGCTATCATTGCTAGAAGCAGATACTGCAAATACTAAGATTTTAGATGCATCTGGAAAAGATCGTCTCAAGAATGGTTTTATTGTTGATGACTTTGCTTCCCACGATAGATCTGATACCTCAAACTTTGATTACAGAGCATCTTTGGACTATGCTCAGGGACATTGTAGAGCTGTTCACTACACAACTAATGTTGCTCTAGAATATAATGCATCTGCATCCCAAAATATTCAACAAACTGGTCCTTTGCTGACTCTTCCATATACAGAAGAAGCAATTGTAAATCAACCATATGCATCAAGAGTTGTAAACGTAAACCCATTCAACGTTTTTACATTTATTGGTCGTATTGATCTACTACCATCTACAGATGACTGGATTGATACTAAGAGAGAACCAGCAAAAGTTACTCAAATTGAAGGTAACTATGAAGCCACAAGAAAAGAAATGAATGTGGATCAAAATGGTTTTACTCCTATTCAGTGGAATTCTTGGCAAACTTCTTGGGTTGGTGAGAAAACAACTGCTACTAAGACTGTCTATCAACCAGATTGGGTTGCCTCAGACGTTGGAAAATCTCCTGCTCCATGGGTATGGGGTGGCAAGGGTCTACGTCGTATCAATGAAGTCGATACTATCCAAGTAACAACGAAATCTACTCGTTCTGGTACAAGAAGTAAAGTAGTACCAAAAATTGAAAACAAATCTCTGGGTGATTCTGTCATAGCGAGTACAGTTGTTCCGTGGATTCGTTCTAGAAATGTCCAACTATTTTGTTCTCGTCTAAAACCAAGAACTCGTTTCTATGCATTCTTTGATAATGTGAACTTTACAAATTACATGGTTCCAAAAATCATTGAACTAGTAAAAGATACTGCTTTGGATTCAAGAAGCAATGCAACACCATTTGTTATTGGAGAAACTGTAGTTGGTCAAACATCTGGATGTAAGTTGGTTGTTGCTGCCCCAAATGATGGATATAACTTCAACCCATATTCAGATGCTGCAATGCCAACCTCTTATGCTGCAACTACAGATTTTCTGAATATCAATACAGAATTGATGGCAAAGACAATTTCTGGAAATGCATATGGAAATTTCCAAGTTGGAGAAGTTCTAATTGGATCTTCTGGCGCAAAGGCAGTTGTAAAAGATCGTCGTCTTGTATCAGATAGATCTGGAGAATTCAAATCTGCAATGTGGATTCCAAATCCAAATGTAGATACTAATCCAAGATGGGGAACTGGGAGAAGAACTATTCGTTTGACAACTTCTATAACAGATAGTCGTCTTGAAGGTGCAGTATCATCCTCCGCACAAACTACTTATACTGCTACTGGAATCCTAAACACAATTCAGGAAAATATTCTTGCAGTGCGTAATGCTGAAATTGTTGTAGATACAGTAACGGAAGAAAAAGTAGAACTTTCTACTAGAGAAGAAACACGTCAAGTTGGTTGGTATGACCCACTTGCACAGTCATTTATTATTGATAAACCAGGTGGTTGTTTTGTAACTAGTTTTGATGTATTCTTCTTCTCAAAAGATAAGTCAGTTCCTATTTCATGTCAAATTCGTGCAATGGAAAATGGATATCCAACAAAGAGAATTCTACCATTCTCAGATGTAACCATTATTCCTTCTAAAGTTCAATTATCAGAAAACGGATCTATCCCCACTCGGTTTACTTTCCAAGCTCCAGTCTATCTACTATCCTCTGTTGAATATTGTTTTGTTCTTCTATCTGACTCTAATGAGTACCAAGTTTGGGTATCTAGAATGGGAGATGATGATGTAACAAATAATAGAACAATTTCAGAACAACCATATGCAGGTGTTCTGTTCAAATCACAAAACGCATCAACTTGGACAGCAGATCAATATGAAGATTTGAAATTCACTTGCTACTTAGCTAAATTCAATATTGGAGCGCAATCAAAAGCAGTCTTCAATAATACTCAACTTGCTCTTGGTAATAAGGGTATTCTAAATCTACGCAATAATCCAATCGTTACTCTGAAACCAGATCAAAATCTAGTCCTATCTTTGCCAAATGTTCCATATACTAATGGAGCAACTATCAGATATATTAGTGGTGGAAACATCTATCTTGGAACTGGAACAGTAAAATCAACATCGGAACTTGCTAGTGGAACAGTTCTAACCCTAACTAATGTTACTGGTTCGTTTACTTCTGGAGCAAGACTGGCATCATCTAGAACAACAGCGACTATTACTGTTAGTGGAAATAGTGGTGCATTTACTGTAGGTAATGTAATCAAAAATGCTTCTTCAACTACTGCCGAAATTACTGCTTTCAGTGGGACAACTCTTACGGTAAATTATATCAGTCCAGGTGACAGCGGTGTTGTATTCCAAGCAAATGATGCAATTACAGAATTTGCTACAATTCAATCTACAACAGCACTCAATACAGCAACTATCAGTGCTGTAACATACACTGGAGACCAGATTCTTGCTGGTGCATTCATGCCAGTTACTGTTTCTCAGAATGGAGCTTACAGTCAAGATCAGAAGTTTGTAACTGTAAGGCACTCAAATCACTGTATGCATGATGTGAATAACAATGTTATAATTACTGGAGTTGCATCTGAAGTAGATCCAACATATCTAACAAATGCAATCAGTGCTACAGAAACTTCAATTAGTGTTGATGATGCCACACTATTCCACAAAATTGTTGATGGCGCAACAATTAGTGCAACAAACCCAGGTTACATAAAGATTAGTACACTTATAGTTGGAGCTGGCGCCGAAATTCCAGTTGCTGATTCAAATCTATTTGCAACACAAGAAATTATTCCATATTCTGCAATTAGTGCAGATGGTAAGACAATTACTCTTACTACTAGAACTCCAGCATCTTCTTCATTCGCAGAAGGATCAATCGTGGAATGTTATAATCTAGATGGAATTCCACTAACAAAAATCAATAAAACTCACACAGAGATTAGTTCACCAACTTTAGATACTTATAGACTAAAAGTGGATGCTGTTGCTACTAATGGTATTGTTGGTGGTGGATATGGTGCAACTGCTACTCAAAACGTACAGTTTGATCTTCTAACACCTCAATTTGCTAAAGTGGCTTTCCCTGAGACTTCTATCAATGCTAGAGCACAAATTATTACTGGAACATCAATTGGTAATGGAACTACAGCTGTTGATCAAGAATCTTTTGTAAATGATGGTCAATTCCTAGATCTATCTCTAGATGCTGCAAATTACTTTGACACTCCAAGAATGGTTGCTTCTAAACTAAATGAAGATGAAGAACTTAGTGGAAATAAATCACTTAGAATGGAACTAACTCTTGATAGTACTAAACCATATTTGACTCCATATATTGACTTGGATCGGGCATCTATCATTACAACAATGAATAGAATCAATAATCCTGTCAATAAAGACATTTCATTGAAAGCAACTGGAGATATACACGAAGCAGTTTATATTACAAAAATTGCTACACTAGCAAATAATTCTGGTGCTATCAAAGTCTTCTTCTCAGCATTCCGCCCAGAAGACACAGAGCTTTTGGTGCTATATAGAGTACGTCCAGTGGGAAGCACGGCATCAATCCAACAAATTGATTATAGTTATTTCCCCACTAATCTTTCTTCAATTCCAGGGACAACCAGACTTGAAAAGTACTTCGATTATTCATATGAAGTACAAGGACTAAAATTTGACCAATATCAAATCAAAGTTGTTATGAGATCACCAGTTCAATGCAAAGTACCAATTCTTTCTGATTTCAGAGCAATCGCTCTCGCAATCTAATGGATTGGTCAAAAGCACGGAGAGTTGAGGAGAACCACGATTTTGTTCGAGGTCCTAATGGAGAAATTGTTTTATCAAATAAAACAGTTTATGATTCTTATATGTCTGGTATACAAATGGAGAAAGATCGAGAGAAAACTATCTCTTCTTTACAGACCGATGTTTCTATGCTAAAATCTGAATTGGGCGATATCAAGTCGCTTTTACTAACGTTAGTTCAAAACCAAAATAGTCATGACAATTGAAAAAGTAACACAAGATGAAATGCTCCGACAATTTAGAGAGCGTTTTGATACACTACAAGAGGAAAATAAGAAACTTGCTCAACAAATTCGTGATAACGAAGGAGTTGCACTAAAACTTCTGGGTGCAATTGAAGCATTATCTTATTATATTGAAGATGGTAGTGAAGAAGAATCAGAAGAAAACCCTGAAGAAAATACTTCAGAAACTGAATAATTCCTACAAAGAGAGGAATAACCTCTCTTTTTTTGTAGTATAAATAATCCAGAGGTAATTATCGAGAAGTTGTGACCTGAAATGGCAAATAGAATCCAACTAAGACGTGGCGGTTCACAGGAATGGAGAAACGCTAACCCAGTGCTCGCACAGGGTGAAATTGGTATCGACCTAGACTCGGGAAGAATAAAAATTGGTGATGGTACAACTGCATGGAACTCTCTTGCATACGAAAGACCTGTAGAGTCCGTTGCTAACACCGCTAACTCCCTAGTACAGAGAGATGCTGATGGAAACTTTGCTGCTGGTGTTGTCACAGCAACTTTGATTGGTAACGCTTCTACAGCATCTCGTCTAACAAACATTCGTCAATTTCAACTCACACAAGATGTTATTGCCTCAGGTGTTTTTGACGGATCTGCAAACCTAAACCTTTCAGCACAACTTCAAACAATATCTACGCTTCCCCATTATGATGGGACAACTTCATCTCAAGGTACATATACAAAACTAGTTGTTGATGCTAAGGGTAGAATTATCAATGCTTCAAGTCCAACAACTATTCAAGCATATGGTTTAGATACTCAAATTGAAGGTACTGGCGCTCAACCATTTGATAATGACTTGAGGGCTGTTTCTCAACTTACTACTACTGGTATTGCAATTCGTGGTGGTGATGGTCAGTGGACTACAAGAAGTATTCTCTCAACTGCTGGTCAAATTGTAATAACCAATGGTTCTGGTACTGGTGGTAACCCACAAGTTGACCTTGCAACAACAACAGTAGTAAATGGAAATTACAATACAGAATCTCTAACATCAGTAAGTGCTGTAGGACCATTAGGAGAACCATTTGGAACTCAGACGGTAAATACGGTAAAATATACTGTCGATAATAGAGGTAGGCTACAGTCTTCTACCAATGTCCCTATTGCAACAGCAACTGAAGGTAGTAAGTATCCTGCATACGAAGCATCTACTGTATATGCAAGATATGACATCATCGAAACGGGCAATAATGTTTACCAAGCAATTAGGGCAATCGCTGCGGGCGGTGGTGCTCCTGCTCATACTAGTTCCAGCGATACTGGAGGGTGGAGATATCTCGCGGCTGCGGCAATCGAACAGAAAGGATTGGCCTCGTTTGCACAGGAGGATTTTGATGTAGATTCAAATGGACATGTTACAATTGCTGCACTTGGTGTAGACAATACTCAACTTCAAAATAATAGAATTTCATTTGCTGATGGAACTACAAAAGAAGATTTTGAGCTTGATCAAGAACTAACTGCAAACACGGGATACCGTGGATTCAACTACCTCAATTATGTAAAAGTAAATGATACTAGTGGTTCTCTTCTCTTTACTGCTAATAATACTGCAAATTCTGGTGCTGGCGGTGTTGACATCAATGTTGATACTAACATCAGTGGCGCCAATATCATTCTTGATCGCCCTGGTACATCTCCTCTCCAAACTATTGAGCGTACTGCAGGGGACCTCAGGATCCACCATAACGTCTCTTCTACCGTCAATAGAACTCTTGATATTATCAGCAATAATGCTGGTACTGGTGACGCCACCATCAATATCACTGCTGACAACGATGTTGTCATTACCAGTACAACAGGGACCAACTACGTCAAAGTAGAAGATATTTGGTTTAGAGCAAATGCAATAACATCAAATAACTCTACGATTATTATTGATCCAGTAACTGAAGGCGATAACACTGGTACAGTTCAAATCAAAGGAAATCTACAAATTGATGGCATTACGACCACAGTAAATAGCACTACTGTAACTATTGATGATCCAATCATTACACTTGGTGGAGATTCTGTTCCTACTGTTGACGATAATAAAGATCGTGGTGTAGAATTTAGATATTATGATTCACAGGCTCGTCTAGGATTCTTTGGGTGGGATGATTCTTATGCTACTCTTGCAGGTACTACTGGTGGCTATCGTTTTCTATATGATGCCACAAACGCATCGGAAGTCTTTTCTGGGACTGATGCTGGTGTCATTGCTGGTAATCTTGCTCTTACCAGTAATGTGGATTCCTCTAGTGCTACTTCTGGCACTCTTGTTGTTACTGGTGGTGTAGGAATTTCTCAACAACTGAGAGTTGGTGGAAACGCTACAATTTCTGGTAATACTTCAATTTCTGGAACTCTTACAACAACTCTTGATAGTACATTCAATAGAAGTGTAACAATTGTCGGTTCTGATACTGCAGCAACAGAACTATTCAAGATTCAAAATGGATCTGCTGTAGACAAATTTACTGTAGATTCTGCAACAGGTAATACCACGATTCAAGGCACTCTTGGTACTACTGGTGCTACAACACTTAGCTCAACCTTAGGAGTTACTGGTGCAACAACACTTACTGGTAATCTAACAACCCAATCCGCATCTACAGTCAATATCCAAAATACTGCCAATAGCAATGTCAATAGTGCTATTGCAGGTACTGCATATGCTTCTCTTGGAACTTATGGTGCTCTCAAAGTTGATGGCGGAGCTTCAATTGCAAATAGTTTAGTTGTTGGTGGTTCATTCAAAGTATATGGACAGTTCGATGTAGATGGTGCTGTAAGCTACAGTGGCAACACCGTTTTCAAAGGTAATGTTTCTATCGACAACGATGGTGTATCACCATTCAAGTTCAATATTTCATCAAGCACAGCAAGACTTGATAGTATTGGACAAATTGTAACTACTAATGCTACCGATTCAACAACAACTTCTACTGGTGCTGTTATTGTAACTGGTGGTGTAGGCATCGGAGCACAACTTAGAGTTGGTGGTGCAGCAACCATCACTGGTAATACTTCGATAACTGGTGCTCTTGCAGTAACTAGTAATACAACTCTTACTGGAAACTTGGTTGCTAATGGCTCTGCAACCCTAGGTGATGCAGCTGCAGATACCCTGACGGTAAACGCTACATCGACCTTCAACGCCCCTGTAACGGTCTCCTCGTCACAGGCAACAAGTTTGGGTGGCACACTGACTGTAACCGAGCTTACAACCCTGAATAGGGGTCTTACACTGCAAGGTAGTACAACTGCAGCATCCGAGTTCTTCAGGATTACTGATGGAGCTGGAACTCCTGTAACTAAATTTCTGGTTGACTCTGCAACAGGTAATACTACTATCGAAGGTTCAGTTGGAATTACTGGTGCAACAACACTTTCAAGCACTCTATCTGTTACTGATAATGTAACTCTAAACAAAAACGTAACAATCGTTGGTTCTAACACTGCTGCGACAGAACTATTCAAGATTCAAAATGCATCTGCTGTAGACAAATTTACTGTAGATTCTTCCTCTGGTAATACAACTATTGCAGGTACTGCAACTATCACCAGTGCAACTCAAATCAATAGCACTCTCGGTGTGACGGGTGTTACTTCACTGACAAATACAACTGAGCAGACTCTAACTGGAGCAGCTTACACTGCTGATGGTTCTGTTAGACTTACTGGTGGTCTTGGAGTTGCTAAAAACCTAGCGGTTGCTGGTAGTATGAGAGTCTTTGGAAACTTTGAAATCACTGGTAGTACTACACAGTCTGGTAACACTGGATTCAGTGGTAGAGTATCCATTTCCAATACTGATGATATTACCACTTTTGGTGATACTACAGTCTCCCTATCTACGACTGGTGGATTTAGAGCAACTAGAAATGCTTATATTGGTGGTGATTTTTATGTCTGGGATAATACAAATTCTAGAGTTGCTTTTGGTGTCACTAATTCAACTGGCGCTGTATCAACACATGGTAATCTAACAGTAGGTGGAAACCTAATCGTAAATGGAACTACAACTACTGTAAACTCAACAACAATTACAGTTGATGATCCAATCATTACTTTGGGTGGAGATACTGCACCTACATCTGATGATAATAAAGATCGTGGTGTTGAATTTAGATATTTTGATTCACAGGCTCGTCTAGGATTCTTTGGATTTGATGATTCATCCAATGAATTTATTTTCCTAACTGGTGCTACAAATACAAACGAAATTTATTCTGGAACTGACGGAACACTTCGTGCTGGTAGTATTAGAGTTACTGGAGCAAGTGGTACTACTTTTACTGTAGATAGTAACGCAACAATTACTGGTACAACAACTTCAACCAGATATATTTCAACTACTACTACACTTGCTCCGCTAACTGTAAACTCAACAACTAAAGTTACAAACTTGAATGCAGACCTTCTCGATGGTCTAGACACATCATCTTCAGATACAACTGGAAATAGTGTTGTATCAAGATCGTCTGGTAATTTCAGTGCTAATATTATTACAGTTGCTACTGGTACTGGTGCAGGTGCTGGTATTCAAGGTAATGCTCTTACTGCAGATACTCTCAAGACTGCTCGTACAATTACAGTTGCTGGTGTTGTAGATGGATCTGTTTCATTCAATGGATCTTCCAATGTAACAATTACAACTACATTCAACGATGCTGATATCACCGCTCTTGCAGCGATGGCAGGAACTGGCATTGTCACTAGAACTGCAGCAAATACATATGCTCAGCGTACAATTGTTGCTTCTCCATCTACTGGTTCTGGTATTACTGTAACCAATGGTGATGGTGTTTCTGGAAACCCAACGATCAACATCCTATCTTCCGCATCAAACTCTGCAAATAACCTGGTTCTTCGTGGTTCTAGTGGAGAATTTTCTGCTGGTGCAATTACTGCAACATCTCTCACATCCTCTGGTGCTCTTTCTGTTACTGGCATTACTACTCTCAATGGAGTACTCAATGCTAATGGTGGTATTGCTGTTGATGGAACTAGATTTACAGTTGCAGATGCAACTGGTAATACATCGATTGCAGGAACTCTTGGTGTTACTGGTGCCACAACACTCAGTTCAACTCTTGGAGTTACTGGTGCTACAACACTCAGTTCAACTCTAGGTGTTACTGGTGCAACCACACTCAGTTCAACCCTAGGGGTCACTGGTGTTACTACTCTCGCTGGAGTACTCAATGCTAATGGTGGTATTGCTGTTGATGGAACTGCATTTACAGTCGCAGATACAACTGGCAACACTTCTATTACTGGTACTTTAGCAGTTACTGGAACATCTACATTTACTGGGGCGCTTACAGCAACTGGAGGAGTTGTAGGTAACTCTTCTACGGCAACTACTCTTGCAACAGCAAGAACGATTGCAATTTCTGGTGATGGCACTGGTACAGCAACATCATTCAACGGATCTGCAAATATTACAATTCCGTTTACACTAGCAACGCAAACTGGTCTTACCGCTGGAGCTTATACAAAGGTAACAGTAAGCACTAAGGGTCTTGTTACTGCAGCTACACAAGCAGTTACAACTGATATTGCTGAAGGAACTAATCTATATTATACAAACGCTCGTGCCGATGCTCGTATTGCACTACAAACTGGTGCAAACCTAGATCTTTCACAAAAGACAACTACTAATCTAACAGAGGGGACTAATCTATACTACACGAATGCTCGGGCAGATGCTCGTATTGCATTACAAACTGGTGCGAATCTAAACCTTGCACAAAAGACAACTACTAATCTAGCTGAAGGTACTAATCTATATTATACAAACGCTCGTGCTGATGCTCGTGTTGCACTGCAAACTGGCACAAACCTAGATCTTTCACAAAAGACAACTACTAATCTAGCTGAAGGTAATAATCTATACTATACACAAGCAAGATTTGACACTGCATTTGGTAATAAAACAACAACAAGTCTAACTGAAGGCACTAACCTATACTATACAGAAGCAAGAGTACAAAGTAAACTTGATGACGCATTTGCTCAATTGCAAGCAATGCTGGATAATCTAAGTACATCTACAACACTTATGCTCAATCTATCTGGTGATCCAACTCCTGGAGTTGTACTAGCTCTCGGAGGACTCATAGATAATGGTGGTGGTGGATTTGTTTCTGCTGGCACTAATGTAGCAACAACCTCTAGTACTGGCACTGGTCTTACAGTAAATACTACAGTTTCTGGAGGAGTCATTACTGGTGTTGCAATCAACCAGGCAGGTTCAGGTTACTTGATTGGAGATTTGATCACTATCCAAAATCCAAACGAAGGTGGTGTTCTTGCATTCGACTTTACAAGCTTTTCCGCAGGTAATGGATATGTAACTGCAACTGGAGTTCCAACTACGCCTACTGGTGCATCAGCTGGTACTGGATTGACTGTAAACATTACCGCCCTAAACGGAAACGTTACTAACGTGACTATTGCTAACCCAGGCATTGGATATGAACCAGGAGATACGATTTTGATCAATCAGGATGGATCTGATCAGGATGCAACTATTGGCATTGCAACTATAATGACAGACGCCAAATTTACACTAGCAGATATTAGAACAATGGAAATAGGTGCAACACTTACAGGAGCTACTAGTGGAACTACTGGCATTATTTCAGCACTGGGTGCCGACAACGTGCTTTTGCATTCTGTTGATGGATTCTTCAAAATTGGAGAAACTGTTGGCGCTAATGATGTTACAACTCTAACAATCACTTCATTCTCATAAAAAAATGTCCGCAACTCAACCAGCCTCTAAAGCAGAATTGAAGGCATATGCCCTAAGAAGATTGGGGTATCCTGCTATCGACATCAATGTATGTGATGAGCAACTAGATGATCTAATTGCAGAAGCAATTAGTCAATGGCAAGAGTTTCACTACGAAGGCAATTATACTGGTCTTGTTAGAATTCAAGTTACTGAAGCAATAAAGACTGCTGCTCTTCAATCGACTACTAATGGCGCTTGGGAAGAATTAGATAATTATATTGAGATGCCCCCAAACACTTTAGGTATCAACCATGTATATACTACTCTAGGACCAAGTAGTGTAGTGCCTAATAATATTTTCAATATCAAATATCAGATTTTTCTAAATGATATTTACAATTTTACCCATGGTCAGATTCTTCATTATTTTATGACATCTCAATATCTTGAGACTCTAGACTGGGTAACTAGTTCTTCTCAACATCGAAGAGTGAGATGGACAGTTCATCAAAATAAATTATACCTAGATTTTGATTGGAGAGATCTCCAAGTTGGTCAATATATTTTAGTTGAAGCTTCATTTGGAGTTGATCCTGAAGTTTATAATAATGCATATAATAACGAATGGCTGAAGGGATATACTGAGGCATTGTTCCAACAACAATGGGGGCAAAATCTTAGTAAATACGATGGTATTCAAATGATTGGCGGCGTAACACTCAACGGTCGTCAAATTTTAGAAGATGGTAGAAATAAAAAAGAATCCCTAATTCAAGATCTTCATAGTAGATACGAATTACCACCTCTTGATCTAATCGGATGACTTACTCAAATACTCCACCAAAAAACTGTATTCAGTCAGATTATAACAGTACATGTAGGATCAATATAAATGGTTCTGCTCAGGAGCAGACATTTATAGAAAATCTTATAGTTGAGAGTATTGAAATTTATGGTCAAGAAATCTATTATATCCCAAGAACTAGAGTAAAAACTGATGACATTCTCAACGAAATTCAAGCAAGTAGTTTCAATTCTGCTTACTCCTGTAGAGCCTACGTCAATAATGTTGAAGGATGGGAGGGACAAGGCGAATTACTTAGCAAATTTGGAGTACGTATCGAAGATAAAACGACGTTTGTTATTTCCCGCAAAAAATTTACTCAAAAGGTTGACAACAATGTAGCTCTTGCTGTAGAAGGTAGACCAAATGAAGGAGACCTTATCTGGTTCCCTGTTGCAAAACATTTGTTTGAAATCAAATTTGTAGAGGCAGAAAGACCATTCTATCAACTTGGTAAAGGATATGTTTGGGAAATGCAATGTGAACTATTTGAATATTCTGATGAGAAGATTGATACTGGAGTTACTGAAATAGATTCAATTGAAACTGCATTTGCTCATACTATATCACTTATTATGGATCCTGGTGGTATTGGTAACTTCACAGTTGGAGAAGAGATTGTTGGTGATGAGTTCCTTGCAAAAGCAACAGCAACAATTACTAGCGGCGCTGTAAGTAGCACAACACTCAGCGATGGTGGAGAACACTACAATCCAGCAATCCCACCAGCTGTTACATTCTCAGCACCTCCTTCGCCTGGTACACGAGCTACAGGAACTGCAACAGTATCTGCAAATGGTATTGTAACTGGTATTACGCTAACCAATCCTGGAAGTGGTTACACGTCTGCTCCTACAGTTACGATTGATTACTCACCAAAAGATAACAGGGCAGAAGTCAAGTCTTGGAATCCAACAACTCGTGCTCTAGAAGTCATCAATAGAACTGGTACATTCACTACTGCTGAAACAATTACTGGTCTTACATCTAACGCAAAATGGAGTCCATATTCTTATAACACACTAAATAATACAAACAGTACTTATGATAAGAACTCTGAGTATGAAATTGCCGATGATAGTATCATCGATTTTACAGAAACAAATCCTTTTGGAAGTGTTGGATCTACTAGCGGTACATTCTGATGTTAGGAAATTATTTTTATCATTCAATTATTCGTAAAACAGTTGTTGCTTTTGGAACACTATTCAACAACATTGAAATTCGTCGTCAAAACGAAGTTATGAAAGTGCCGCTTGCTTATGGACCTACAGATAAGTTTTTGGCAAGATTGAATCAAAATCCAGATCCTACTAATAAAAGAGTTCAAATTACTCTGCCAAGAATTTCGTTTGAAATGACAAACATTGATTATGATCCTTCTAGAAAAGTAGCACCAACAAATAAAATAAAAATTCCAAATGCAGATGATGATTCTAAGACTGCATACATGCCAGTTCCATATAATCTAGAATTTGAATTAGGTATTATTGCAAAATCTCAAGATGATTCTTTACAAATCATTGAACAAATTCTCCCATACTTTCAACCACATTTCAATCTCAGTATCAAATTGATTGAGGATATCAATGAGATTCGTGATATTCCAATTACACTCAATAATATTAGTTACGAAGATAGTTATGAAGGAGAGTTTGCTACTCGCAGAGCTCTAATTTATACTCTGAAATTTACTGCAAAGACATATCTTTATGGTCCTGTTATCGATGCTCCAACTATCAAGAAAGCAATCGTTGATAGTTACACATCTATGGAGCAAATAACTGCTCCTCGTGTCACCAGATATACAGTTACTCCAAAGGCAAAGGTTGATTATAATAACGATGGATCTATAAATGCTTCTGATGATCCATTTACAGATCCAGATGATGATTTTGGATTCAACGAATTATTTGCAACGTTCCAAGACAATAAAAAACGTAATCCAGTGACAGGATCTGATGAGGATATCCCATGACTACATTTGATGGACTAAATGATGTGTTTGGAACAGAACCAACAGAAGTAAAAAAATATGAAGATCAAAAAATGATTGTGAAAAAAAGTGAGCATGTTGATGTTCGCCAAGACTATGAAATCACTCGTGCTCAACTACATAATCTTGTTATGAAAGGGCAGGAGGCTGTTGATGGGATACTTGATGTAGCGCGGTCATCAGATCATCCTCGTGCTTATGAAGTTGCTGGTCAACTTATCAAAAGTGTTGGAGATGTAGCTGATAAACTTTTAGATCTTCAGAAAAAAATGAAAGATCTTGATGATGAACCAAAGAAAGGTCCAAGCAATGTAACTAATGCCCTGTTTGTCGGTAGCACTGCAGAATTGCAAAAGCTACTAAAACAGCAAAATAGAATAAATAATACAGAACAAGAAGGCGTCTAATCATGTCAAGAAGAATTATTGTGCAAAATAGTGAGGTAACTCTCAGTACAGCTACTAATCTAAGTAAGGCAAGATTGGTAAGAGTGTTGAACGATACCGCTGCAAGCATTGTTCTAACGATTGATGATGCTGCACAGGCAGCTGCTAGAGAAGATTACGATACAAAAGGTTCTAGAACTATTACAGTTGGATCACTAGAAACTATCTATCTTGAGAAAGAACCATTGGAAACTATCAGTGGTTCTGGACTAAAATGTACAGCAATTGCAAGACAATGAAAACATTTTCCGAGTTTATGGCAGAGGGTAATCCTACCGCTCGTATGCTTCACAAATCAAAAACTCAAGTCACAGGGCACATCTCTGCCGATCGTGGCGATGATGAAAGTGCAAATCGTACAAAGCGCAAATCACTTGAGAAAGATCTAAAGAAGCATGGTATTGGGCATCAGAAGGGTGTAGGTGAATACAAATATTCTTCTGGTGAGGGCACTGGTAGAGAGGTTTCCTATCAAACATCTAAACCAGATAAAATGTCTAAGCGTAGATTTGGAAAGGTAATGCGTCGTCTTGGTCGTAAGCATGGTCAAGAATCTGTTATCACAAAAGATTCCAACAAACCTGCTAAACTACATTATACTGATAAAGGATCTAAATCAACATCTGACACTATTGGTCATAGTAAATCAGGTAAGCACCCAGAAGGATATGGGGAAACTTCGGGCACTAAAGTTCGTGGTTCTAAACTTCCTAAGAAAACCACTAAGTCTGCTTATCACTACGAAGAATTTGTTGAAGAGGGATTGAGAAAAAGACTTGCTGCTGGTGCATTAGCTGCCGCAGCTGCAGTTGGATCTGGCGGTGCGGCAAAAGCAGGTCATCATCATGGTGAGGTTCATGTTCGTCATGGTTCTACTCCTGCAACTGCCACTCATCATTCTGTAGCAAGTGCAGTTGATAAGGCACTTGCAAATAAAGATAGTAGTGGTGGAAAGGAGTTTCATTCTGCATCTCATGAGAAGGGCAAAACTGGAACAACTGTTCATGGAAAGTATGAGTATTCTGCTTCTGGCGGTTCAGATAATAAAAAAGCAACAGAGGCTCCTAAACCAAAACGAGGAGAAGATTCTCGTAAACGTGGTAAGCATGATCCGTCAAGGGGGTCAGCGCCAGCAGTTCGTTCTACAACACATAGTCCTGAGCGAGATCGAGCTCAGCATGGTGATCGGGGCAATGGCAATGGTCATCGGAGCAATGGTAGTGGCGGTGACCGTGGCGGCGGATCAACTTACCGTATGAGCAGTTATATTCCTTCCTTTGGAGACTTCATGTCGGAAGGAGAAGCTTGGACTAGAAAGGAGGGTCAGAATAAAAATGGTGGTCTCAACGCAGCAGGTCGCGCATCTTACGAAAGAGCAAATCCTGGATCTGATCTCAAGGCACCTTCAAAGAAGGTTGGAAATCCCCGCAGGGCGTCATTCTGTGCCAGAATGAAAGGAATGCGTAAAAGACAAAAGGATAGTAACAACACTGGCGAGGACCGTCTATCGAAATCGCTTCGTGCGTGGAATTGTTGATGAGCAATATTTATCAGTAAGTAAACACATACTTATCAAATTAGAACTTATTGTAACAATTTTTTTTGGTAAATAGTAGTATAATTTTGTAGCAACTTGATACTTCCTTATGGTAACGTACTACTGCACAGTAATAACACTCATTGCGATGATCTGGCTCTGGGGTCTAGACGGCACAGAAAGATTATTCCTATATGTAGATTTTCAAATTAGATATTTTGGTCTAAAAATGAGATTGTGGAAAAGAGCGCGAAGGTTAGAAAAGGAACTTTCTATTCCACAAACATCATTTATAAAATTCTTAGAGGACTATAATAATGGAAAATAAAGAACTGTCCGATCTATCAATTGATAGACAGGAATGTTTGAGATGTGGAGCAATCTGGTTGAATGGTCAGCATTATTGGTCTGGCACTGGTAAGTTGGGAGATCCTCATGATCTTGCTGGATTAGTTTGTAATATGGTCAACGATAAAAATTGTATAAATCCTTGTAAAGGATCTACAAGTGGAGTAACATGGGTAGATCGTTGGCAAAAATTGGAGAAACTTGAGTGGCCCACAGAATGAATCAAATACATCCAGAACATCATGTTACTCACAAAGAATGTCAGGAGATGATTGATGCTGCTATTAGAAAGCATAATAGAAATGCATCAATCATCTCCATGTTCGTCGGTTGGTTTGTCCTTGCTTTATTTGCTGAAGGACTCCTAAGACTTATAGGCGTTATTCCACCACTACTACCATGGCTCAACATTACCCTGAAATAATTGGGGTCTCACTCTTACTAATATTTCTTGCTACAATGACCTATCATGGGATCATGATTCACAAAGGTTTGCGTGGATATAGAAATCATGCAAGGGAAGAACACGAATCTGAGCAGATGCGTCGAAGAATCGAAGACCTAATGAATGAAAAAATACATTCGAAATAAATATCATGCCAAGTAATTTTCCGTGGGGTGTAATTGCTATCCTTAGTGTGGGACTGAGTTTCACTCTATATGTGATCGTATATATACTTCGTATTGCATATTTGGAGATGCAAGATGGCAAAAAGCCCAAATAAAGGTAAGAAAGGTTCTCCTGGAGGACAAAAAAATTCCAAGCAAAATCAGGGAAATGCCACAGCTAGAAAAGCAAAAAACGGTGGTAAAAAGAAATGAAGAACCTAGCAATCATTCTGTCAGCAACAAGTCTGGCAGTTAGTGGAGCATTGTGTTATGGTGCTTACGTAACCTATCAGAAAGCACAGAAGATTCTGGACAATCCAGAGGCGTTTGTCGGTGCTGTTGTGGAGAAACAAGTCAATAAAGCATTTGAGAAACTACCTATTCCCAAACTAAATACTAAAGAGTTTAGGTTGCCTTTCTAATGAATTATATTGCATTCTTGGTTATTGGATTGGTAGAAATCGGTCCTAATGTATGTAAAGTTGATTACATGCGTTATGTTGATGTGCAATCCTTTACGATGCCTTGCGATCATATTCAAAAAATTACAAAAGCTCCAGTGGATAGATCGATATGAAAGACCCCTATATCTACAGAATCCGTTCAATTGCAAAGGTGGTAGATGGCGACACTATTGACGCTAACATTGATCTCGGTTTTGATATCTCTCTCAATAAGCGAATTCGCCTTGCGGGCATTGACACGCCTGAGAGCAGGACAAAAGACGAATACGAAAAGAAACTCGGACTCGAATCGAAAGAGTGGTTGAAGAAGCATCTGGAGGGATCTAAAGATATTCTTATCAAGACTGAACTTCCAGATAGCACAGAGAAGTATGGTCGTATCATCGGACACTTGTATATCAACGGTGAAGAAATATCAGTCAATAATAAAATGATCAACGAAGGATACGCCTGGGAATATGACGGTGGTACAAAACAAAAAGATTTTTGGTCTCTTCTAAGTAAAAGAAAGTGAAAAAATTATGTCAGCAAGTGATTCGATATATCTTGGTAATCCAAATCTAAAGAGGGCAAATATTACTCAGGAATTTACTAATGAACAAATTAGTGAATTTGCTAGGTGTTACAATGATCCTGTATATTTTATTAGAAAATATGTAAAGATTGTTTCTCTTGATGAAGGTCTTGTTCCTTTTGACATGTATGATTTCCAGCAAGAAATGGTATGGAAATTTCATAACAACAGATTCAATATTGCTAAACTTCCTAGACAGTCTGGTAAATCTACGATTGTAACATCATACCTTTTGTGGTATGTCATTTTCAATGACAACGTAAACGTTGCAATTCTTGCAAACAAAGCAGCTACTTCTCGTGAGATGTTGCAGCGTCTACAAAGATCATATGAAAATTTACCTAAGTGGTTGCAGCAGGGTATCGTTCAGTGGAACCGAGGAAGTATTGAACTAGAAAATGGTTCTAAAATCATGGCAGCATCGACCTCTAGTTCTGCTGTCCGAGGTATGTCATTCAACATCATCTTCCTAGACGAGTTTGCGTTTGTTCCAAACCACATCGCAGATGAATTCTTTAGTTCTGTATATCCTACCATTTCTTCTGGTCAGAAAACAAAAGTTATTATTATTTCTACCCCAAAGGGTATGAACATGTTCTATAAACTTTGGCATGATGCTGAACGTAATAAGAACGAATATGTAACTACAGAAGTTCATTGGACAGAAGTTCCTGGTAGAGACGCTACTTGGAAAGCACAGACTATTGCTAACACTTCAGAATCTCAATTCCGTGTTGAATTCGAGTGTGAATTTTTAGGATCTGTCGATACACTAATTTCTCCATCTAAACTTAGAACTCTAGTTTATGATGAACCGATTACTCAAAATAAAGGGTTATCTGTATACCATGGATCACAACCAGAACATAATTATACTATTTGTGTTGACGTTGCAAGGGGTGTAGCAAATGATTACTCAGCATTTACCGTTATTGATACTACTACTATCCCATACAAATTAGTCGCAAAGTATAGGAACAATGAAATCAAACCTATTATCTTCCCAAATATTATTGTTGACGTTGCTAAAAATTACAATCATGCATACATCCTTGTTGAAGTCAATGATGTTGGCGGGCAAGTAGCAGATATTATTCAATATGATTTAGAGTACGAAAACCTCCTAATGGCATCAATGCGAGGACGAGCTGGTCAAATTGTTGGTCAGGGATTCTCTGGTAAAAAAACCCAAATGGGGGTAAAAATGTCATCTGCTGTGAAAAAAGTTGGTTGCCATAATCTTAGAGCACTGATCGAAGAAGATAAACTAATAGTAAATGACTATGATATTATTTCAGAACTTACTACATTTATTGAAAAGGGTCAGACATTTCAGGCAGAAGAAGGATGTAATGATGACCTTGCTATGTGCTTGGTAATTTTTTCTTGGTTGGCTCTACAACCTTACTTCAAAGAGATGCATGACGATGATGTTCGTCAGAGAATTTACGAGGATCAAAGAGAAGCAATTGAAGAAGATATGGCACCGTTTGGGTTTATGGATGACGGATTGAGTTCAAATCAATTTGTTGATGCAGAGGGAGAAGTGTGGCATACCGATGAATACGGTGATAAAGCGTATATGTGGGAGTATCTTAGTTGATTTTGAAAAATTCCAATTTATAAATATTTCTAGAAACTGTAAAGATTCTTCTAGGAGTATTAGACATGCCAGCAAATTATCAACTATCTCCTGGTGTAGTTGTTCTAGAGCGCGATCTCACCACCACGACTAATGTCCAACAGGGCAACGTTGGTGCAATCGCTGGACCATTCAGATGGGGTCCTGTAAACGCAATTGATGAAGTAAGTGATGAGAACGAGCTTGTAGATCGCTACGGAAAGCCAGATGACTATAACTACGAGACTTGGTTCTCAGGTGCCCAATTCCTCTTGTATGGAGGACTTCTGAAAGTTGTCCGTACAGACGCCGCATCACTAAAAAATGCAGTATCTGATGGTACTTCAACCCCAGTTACAGCAGTCAAAATCAGAAATATCGACGAGTACGAGCAATCCTATGCGGATGATGCGACCCTAAACCTGTGGAATTTTGCAGTAAAATATCCTGGTACTTGGGGAAACAGCATTCGTATGTATATGACCGATGCTGGTGCTGACCAAATTCTGGAACTACCTGCGCCTGGATCTGGTAACGAGTGGAAGTTCACTTCTGGTGATGCGCTATCAACTGCTAGTGGAGCAACTGGTAAAGTTTACAACTACAGAATTCGCCTAACACTAGCATCTGGGTATGTTGGAGACTTCAAAACTGGTGCCGCAACAATTGATATCGGTGGCACCGCAACAACTGTAACAGTTACTTCATGGAGAAAAGATACCAAGACTCTAGAGATTGAGCACGCTGGTATTACTGGCATCATTGCAGCTGGTCAAGACGTTGTTCAAGCATCCTCTGGCGCTTCAGGTGAGATTGCAACTGCTGGTGTAGCGCGTGAACTACTCACAGTAAGCACCAAAGGTTCAATTCAATTTGTTGCAACTGATGTTATTGAAGATGCTAATAATGTTGATGTTACAGTAAGTGAGGTTCGTGTCGAGTACTTTGAGCGTGAGTATCTACCCAATCAGCGTTGGGTCAACATTGCTCCTCGCCCAGGAACGACTCGTTTTGCTGATGAAAAAGGTGCTTACCGTGATGAACTTCATATCCTAGTCATGGACTATGATGGTGGAATCACTGGTACACCATACCAACTGCTAGAGAAATTCATCGGTCTATCTAAGGGATCTGATGCTAAGAGCACTGTTGGCGAAACCAACTACTACAAAGAAGTTCTAAAACTCAATTCTAAGTATCTTTACTGGGGTGAGCATCCAGGTTCTACACAACTATTTACTGTAGGAGCTTCTGCTGCCGTTGGTAACTGGGGTCTTACACTTGCTAATCGTAATTTCAACATCATCAAAAATTCTCGTGGTAGTCTGGTAGAACCAGTAAACTCAACAGTTTATGGATCTGTAAATAACGCTACTCTTTTCTATGATTTCAAAAATGGTGCTGACTATGCAATTAGCAATAGTGAGTATCAGTTTACTCAAGATGATCTAAACAGTGCATACGATCAATTCAGTGATCCTGATACTGAAGATGTAAACTTCATTATCAGTGGACCTGCAGGTACTAGTCAAACAGCTGGACTTGCTAAGATTGCTCACCTTGCAGCAATTGCTGAACAACGTAAGGATTGCATGGCATTCTTCTCACCAATTCGTTCATCAATTATTGGTAGAACGGATCCTGATGAAATTACTGATCAAATCACCTCATACTTTGATCAGGCAACGTCTAGTTCTTACTCTGTATTCGATAGTGGATACAAGTATATCTACGACAAGTACAATGATAAGTATCGTTACATTCCAACTAATGCTGACATTGCAGGTCTTGTCCTCAATGCAGCACTAACATCTGAGCCTTGGTTCTCACCTGCAGGTTATCAGAGAGGGAATATCCGTAACTCAATCAGACTTGCATTCTCTCCTAAGAGAGATCAACGTGACAAACTTTATTCTTCACGTATCAATCCAGTCGTAACCTTCCCTGGTCAAGGAACCGTCCTATTCGGTGACAAAACTGCTCTGGGTTATGCATCTGCATTTGATAGAATCAATGTTCGTCGCCTGTTCATTGTTATCGAAAAAGTCATCGCTGAAGCAGCAAAGACAATTCTCTTTGAGCAAAACGATGACATCACTCGCAACTCATTTATTGGTTTGGTCGAGCCATACATGAGAGACGTTCAGGGTCGTAGAGGTGTTGTTGACTTCCTAGTCAAGTGCAACACACAAAACAACCCACAAGATGCTGTTGATCGTGGTGAGTTTTACGCAGAAATCTTCGTAAAACCAACTCGCACCATCAATTACATCACGCTGACATTTACTGCAACGAGATCTGGCGTTTCGTTTGCTGAAGTCGCTAATTGATATCGTCCGCAATAAATATAAAAAAAGGAGCAATCAACAATGGCATCTAGTTCTATCGACGCTTTCAAAGCTAGTGTAAAGAGCGACTTCGCAAGACCCAACTTGTTTGTAGTCGATCTTGCTTTCCCTGGTGCATTGAAGCTAGGAGGAGACGGTGGAGCAACCGCTTCTTCTCAACTTACCGCACTTGGTCAATTCACCGTTCGTGCAGCAAACCTCCCATCATCTCAGATGGGAGTTATCGAAGTGCCCTACAGAGGTCGTGTTCTAAAAATTGCGGGTGACCGTACATTTGAACCATGGACTGTTACTATTATGAACGATACCAACTTCTCACTGCGTAGTGCAATGGAAGCGTGGTTCTCAGCAGTCCAAGCATATAATGAAAACTATACCTCACTTGGTACTCTCGGTGATGCATCTGACCAGACTGGTTATTTTGCAGACATGTCTGTAACACAACTATCGCGTGATGCAACAGAAGGTGGATCTTCGTCTGCCTCAGGTACTTCCGATAAGACGCCTAAGGCGCTTAGGAAGTATAACTTCGTCAACGTATTCCCAAGCAACATTTCTGCTATCGATCTTGATTTCGGTAGCAATGACGCAATCGAAGAATTCACTGTTGAACTACAAGTTCAATACTGGACTCCTGCCGTAACTGGCAAAGATTCTGGCAACAAAACTGGTTCATAAGGTTTTTGATGTCGTATAAATAAAATTGGGATTTGAATTGATATAATGTCTCAACTCTTTGGATTTTCTATCGAAAGAGCAAAGAAGGTCCCCAAAGGACCTTCTTTTGTTCAGAAAGATAACCTCGATGGCACAATGCCAGTCGTAGGTGGTGGTTATTATGGTTATGCAGTTGACTTTGATGCAACTGTCACTAATGATTGGGAACTAATTTCTCGTTATAGAGAAATGATTCTTCAACCAGAATGTGATAGTGCAGTTGATGATATTGTAAATGAAACAATTTGTGGTAATTTTGATGATGTTCCTATTGAAATTGAACTGAGTAATCTCAAAGTATCAGATAAAATCAAGAAATTGATTAGAGAAGAATTTGATGAGATTATTCGTTTACTAGATTTTGAAAATAGATCATACGAAATTTTTCGTAGATGGTATGTTGATGGACGACTTTTCTTCCATAAGGTTATTGATCCAAAAAATCCTTCTGGTGGTATTATCGAACTTAGATATGTCGATCCAAGAAAAATTAGAAAAGTAAAAGAAGTAGAAAACAAACCAGTCGAAAGAGCTGCTGGTATAGACGAAGCTCTTTCTCAAAAATCGGTTGAGTATTACATCTACCATCCGAAAGGTTTGAAAGCAATGAGTAATATCGGGCAAGGTGCTGGGCAACAGCAAGGATTGAGAATTGCTTCCGATTCTATTTGCTACGTGCATTCTGGTATCATGGATTTGAATAAAAACATGGTGCTTTCACATTTACATAAAGCAATCAAGTCTGTAAATCAACTCCGCATGATTGAAGACTCTCTTGTAATTTACCGTTTGTCTCGTGCTCCAGAAAGAAGAATTTTCTACATTGATGTGGGTAATCTACCTAAGCAAAAAGCAGAACAATATCTGCGTGAAGTTATGGGTAGATATCGTAATAAGCTGGTTTATGATGCACAAACTGGCGAAATCAGAGATGATAAAAAGTTCATGTCGATGCTTGAAGACTTTTGGCTTCCTCGTCGTGAGGGTGGTAGAGGAACGGAAATTACTACTCTCCCTGGCGGGCAAAATCTGGGTGAATTGGAAGATGTCAAATACTTCCAAAAGAAACTCTATAAAGCATTGAATGTTCCTGAGTCAAGGATGGAAACAGAACAAACATTCAACATTGGTCGTGCTGCTGAAATCACTCGTGATGAAGTAAAATTTCAAAAATTTGTTGCAAGACTTCGTAAAAGATTCTCGGAACTTTTTACTGATATCCTGAAGACTCAACTAGTTTTGAAAGGTATTATCTCCATTGAAGAATGGGATCAAATAAAAGAGCATATTCAATATGATTATGTTGCTGACAATTACTTTACAGAACTCAAGGAAATTGAAATTACTAATGAAAGAATGAATATGGTAAACACCATGGATCCTTTTGTTGGTAAGTATTTTTCAATTGAGTATATTCGTCGTCAAGTTCTAAAACAAACTGATAGACAGATACTGGAAATTGATGAACAAATTGAATCTGAAATGCAAGATGGACTTATCCAAGATCCAAATGCAATGGATCCAACAATGATGGGTGGGGCACCACCTGCTGATCCAGGTGCAGCAGTAGATCCATCAAACCCTGCTGGCGGAGATGAACAATCTTTATTCTCCAAAGCAGATATTGATGCAGAAGATAAGAAAATTTCTAAATTCTAAATAGTATATACGGAGTGACGTAATTATGTCTAAAAGTGCTAGTGAAATAGTTGATCAAATTTTTTCTGGAGATAAAGTTTCTGCATTAGATTCAATTGATAGTGCGTTACAATCTCGGGCATATGACTTGATTCAGCAAACAAAACATGAATTTGCTAAGCAATGGGGTTTTGAACTTGATCAAACTGGTCAAGCAGTTGCTGATGAACTTGAAGATACTTTGCCTGATGGTACGGATGCTCCTCAAGATTATGAATTTGATGGTCGAATGCCCCATGAAGCCCCAGATGATGAAGTAACACCAGAAGAGGAAAACGAAAATGAAACTGATCTCTGAGCAAATTGTAGACGTAAAATTTATTGCCGAAGAAGTAGAAGGTAAAAAAAATTACTTCATCGAAGGTATTTTTCTACAAGGAGAAATCAAGAATCGTAATGGAAGACTGTATCCAATGAGTGTTTTGGATAGAGAAGTTGCTAAATATGATGAAAACTTTATCCAGAGTGGTCGCGCCCTTGGCGAACTTGGTCACCCTGATGGTCCATCTTTGAACCTAGATAGAGTTTCACACAAAATTATGCACCTCAAAAAAGAGGGAACCAACTATGTTGGTAGAGCAAAAATTTTGGCAACTCCCATGGGACAAATTGCAAAGAATCTTCTAGACGAAGGTATCAAACTTGGAGTTTCATCCCGTGGAATGGGCTCTCTTATCAAAAAAGATGGCTATCAAGTAGTAGCAGATGATTTCATGCTTGCTACAGCTGCAGATATTGTAGCAGATCCTTCAGCTCCTGACGCATTTGTGAATGGAATTATGGAGGGTAAGGAATGGGTGTGGTCTAATGGCATCCTAAAGGAGTCAGAAGTAGCTTCAATCAAACATTTTATTGATGAATCAACTCTAATCAACCTACAGGAGCGCAAAATTTCCGCATTCAAATCCTTTCTAAAAAGTTTATAACGTATAAATAATTGATAGAAAAGCAAATGCCGACTACTAAAGGAGATACAGAAATGTCTACAACCCTTGACAAAGAGTTTGAGGCGCACATGTCCGAAGAAGAAATTTCTGAGGAAGCAGCTACTGGTTATGCAGCTGTAACAAAGGGCGCTAAATCTGGTGAAAAAATTGATCGCAGTGGTGCTAAGTACACTGAGATTGGTGGAACTCGTAATGATTCCGAAGAGGGTGCCAAGGGCACTAAAAATCTAGGTGCAGCAGCAGCAGGCGCTGTTGGTCATGAGGGAGATAAAACTCTCAAGAATAAGCCTTCCGATGCATCTAGTGCATTGCCAGGAGCACTATCTTCACAAATCTTTGACGAGGTAGAGACCGATGAAGAAGAAACAATCAGCGAAGAAGATGCACTTGCATCCCAAGAATATGACTTTGCTGACGATGTTGACGCTCTTGTGGGGGGTGAAGACCTCTCCGAAGAATTCAAAGATCGTGCAAAAACCATCTTTGAAGCCGCAGTTACTTCTAGAGTAAAAGTAGAAGTTGCTGCAATCCAAGAAGCTTTTGAGAGCGCACTTGAAGAACAAGTTGCAGCACTCAAAGAAGAATTGACTACTCAAGTAGATGATTACCTTTCTTATGTTGCTGGTCAATGGATGAATGAAAATACAATCGCCATTGAGCACGGTATCAAGACTGAGATCGCTGAATCATTCATGAGTGGTCTAAAAGAACTTTTCGTAGAACACAATTTCAGTGTACCCGAAGAGAAATTCAACATGCTTGACGGCATGGCTGAAGAGCTTGATGATATGGAGCAAAAACTCAACGAGCAAATCGACACCAATGTTCAATTGAACAAACAACTTGGACTTTTTATGAAAATGGAGATTGTGAGTGAAGTCGCTGCAGGTCTCGCTGAGACTCAGAAGGAGAAGCTTGCTTCTCTGGCAGAGGGTGTTGAGTTTGAAAGTGAAGCAGATTTTCGCAAGAAAGTCGAAACTATCAAGGAATCCTACTTTACTCGCCGTGATGTAGTTGCAACTACAGACACAACCGAAGATGTAGAACCATTGGTAGAAGAGACACAGCAAAAGAATACGCCAATGAGCAGATATGTTGATGCTCTTGCACGCTGGTCTAACTAATTTGTAATTATTTGTAAATAACCTTTTTTCCAAACGGAGTAAACCTAAAAATGGCTGACCTAAGACAACTTCAGGAAAAGTGGGCACCCGTTCTCGACCATGAGTCTCTTGATCCAATCAAAGATCCTCAAAGACGTGCGGTTGTCGCTCAAATCCTAGAAAACCAAGAAAGAGCTCTTTCTGAAGAAGCTCAAATTCTAACCGAAACAGTTCAAACTGTTGGTACAGGTGGTTTCGGTGGCGGTGCCACTGCAACTGGTCCTGTAGCTGGTTTCGATCCTGTACTGATCTCATTGATCCGTCGTTCGATGCCACAATTGATCGCCTATGATATTGCAGGCGTTCAACCAATGACTGGTCCTACTGGACTCATCTTCGCAATGCGTACTGCATATGGCAGTGAGCGTGATGCTACCAGTGGTGATTTCCGTGAGGCATTCTTCAACGAGCCAAACGCTGGATTCTCTGGCGGTCGTGGCACTGGACTTGCCAACTACGACCCCACCGCTTCAGGTTCCGCAGTCAACGATGCTGAAGGCACCAACCCAGGTCTCCTAAATGACAGCCCTGCTGGCACTTATGAGTTGACTGGAGATGCTACTGGCATGTCAACATCTGACGCTGAAGGTCAGAGTGATGCTGCTGCAGGTACAGCGTTCCGCGAAATGGGCTTCTCAATCGAGAAGGTAACCGTTACCGCTAAGTCACGCGCCCTCAAGGCAGAATACTCGCTAGAACTAGCACAAGACCTCAAGGCTGTTCATGGTCTAGATGCAGAGCAAGAACTCAGCAACATTCTTTCCACTGAGATCCTTGCCGAAATCAACCGTGAAGTTGTTCGTACCGTCTACACCAATGCTGTTGCTGGTGCTCAAAACAACACTGCTACTGCTGGTATCTTTGACCTAGACGTTGACTCCAACGGTCGTTGGTCAGTTGAGAAGTTCAAGGGACTTCTATTCCAGATTGAGCGTGATGCTAACGCTATCGGTCATCAGACTCGTCGTGGGAAGGGCAACATCATGATCTGCTCTGCAGACGTTGCTTCAGCACTTGCAATGGCAGGTGTACTTGACTATTCCAGCGGCATCTCTGGTGCAGTTGGTGGTCTAGGCACTGTAGATGATACCTCCAGCACCCTGCTAGGTACTCTAAACGGTCGTATCAAAGTCTATGTTGACCCATATTCTGCAAACGTAAGTGACAAGCACTTCTACGTTGTTGGATACAAGGGATCATCTGCTTATGATGCAGGTCTCTTCTATTGCCCATATGTTCCCCTCCAAATGGTTCGTGCAATCAACCCTAACACCTTCCAGCCCAAGATTGGCTTCAAGACTCGTTACGGCATGGTTTCCAACCCATTCGCTCAGGGTCTCACCCAAGGCAGTGGCGCTCTTACCGCCAACAGCAACAAGTACTACAGAAGAGTACAAGTCAAGAACCTCATGTGAGTCACTTTGGTTCTGTTCATGGGGGTCCTTCGGGACCCTTTTTATTTGTCCGATAAATAGTCTATACCCGAGAAATCGATATGTCTAGCTGGTACGAAAGAGAAATCAAAAATAAAAATTATTTGTCGCCAATTGGTTTCCGTTTGATCATTACCAAGGCACCAAAAACTTCTTTCTTGTGTCAAGAAGTGCAGATTCCTTCCGTTAGTTTGGGACGAGTCGATGTTCCATACAGAGGGTTTACACCGTTTCCAGTTGAAGGTAATGTGAAATACGGTGAATTTACTATGGAGTTTTTGATTGATGAAGATCTTACAAATTATCTAGAAATCCATGATTGGATACGTGGTCTAGGTACTCCATCAGGTGTTGAGGATAGAGTGAAGTACTTAGATCCTAAAAGATCCGTTACTGATTTAGCACCATCTATGAAAGCTGTAGAGCAAACATCGGATGCAACTCTAATCATACAGAATAATAATTTTGCTACAAATTTTGAAATTGTCTTTAGGGATATGTTTCCAACTGATTTGGCACCGCTGCCATTCAGTGTTGTCGGTAGTGATAATGACTATCTAACCTCACGAGTAACCTTTGCATACACTTATTTTGATATCGTAAGATCTTATGACGGGCAGGGAATACCTCAACGCGGAGCTTGATTTTTCCTCAAATCCATGCTAGGATACACAAAATTACTAAAACCAAGATGAACACCTGGGCAGAAGACTACTTAGAAAAAAAACCTGGTCTATCAGCATTTCAAATTCAGTTGTTGAAAGAAGGTCCAAAAGGTCTCAGTCAAGCATGGGCGCTTGGAGCAATGAAGAGAGACTGGGATAAACATTTCAAAACTCGGATTGTGGAGAATACCCTGGATGAATCTTGAAAAAATACAAGAGATTTGGAAAAAAGATAGTGTGATGGACAATGATCTTCTGTGTGAGGAATCTACTAAGATTCCTCAACTTCATCAGAAGTATATGGAATTATTCAATACTTTCTTCCTAATGAAGAAAGACCTTGAGGTAAAACTCAAAGTAATCAAGAGAGATAAGTGGTTATATTATAAGGGCAGAGCGCCTGCTGAAGTGTATAAAAATATGCCATTCGATTTGAAACTCACCACTAGAGAAGAAATTGATATGTTCATCGAAGCTGATGAAGACTATCAAAGAGCACTTCTAAAACTAGACTACATAGAACAGACAATAACATTTTTAGATTCGGTTCTGAGACAAATAAACAACAGAACCTATCAAATAAAGAATGCTATTGAGTGGCAAAAGTTTCAGAATGGATTATGAGATACGGTGAACCATACGTCATCATGGAAGTTCCCCCTATTACTTGGGGGAACGTTACAAAACATCTAGATAACATTATTACTGAACAAGCAAAATTGTTTAGTAAAGATGGTTGGGAAGATAAAAGCAGTGTTAGAGATTCATTGGTTGGATGGGTCTCAGAGCCTAGTATCTTAGATTTATTCTTTGATATGGGGGAAGAAGCAAATAAAGCATGTGGATGGAATTTGAATATTCAATATTTGGAACCATTGCAATACACTGTGTACCATAAAGATGGATTTTATGATTGGCATGTGGATCAACATTCAAAAGTTGTTGATCGTGAGGTTAGAAAAATTTCTTTTACATGCTGGGTGAACGATGAATATGAGGGAGGTGAATTTGATTTAGAAGTGGGTAATCCAAATGATGAGGTTCGCTACAAAACTTTTGTGCGTGAACCAGGAAAAGTTATTTTCTTTATGTCAGATTGGTTTCATCGTGTACGTCCAATTCGTTCTGGTGTACGTAAATCTCTAGTTGGTTGGTTTTCGGGTCCTCAATATGTCTAATATCAAAATTCGTAAGAAGAATGAAGTCTATCTAAAAATAGAAACAGAACCTCATATTCATTATGAGTTGTCTGAATTTTTCTGTTTTGAAGTAGAGTCTGCAAAGTTTATGCAGAGGCAGCAACGTTTCAAACGTTGGGATGGAAAGATTCGTCTATACTCACCTGGAACGGGAGAAATATATTGTGGTCTTATTGACTATCTTACTCAGTGGGCAAATGAACGTGGATACTCATATGAATTTGAGGAGTGCAAATTTTTTGGTCATCCAAAAGAAGAGAATGAATGGATCACTCCTGAGGGGACTGTAACTTTCGTAAAATCTCTGGGTCTACCACATCATGTGAGGGCGTATCAGTATAAAGCTGTATACGAGGCACTACGATATAATAGACGACTTTTATTATCACCAACAGCTTCTGGAAAGAGTCTGATGATTTATTCATTGGTTCGTTATCATGTGAATGCTTCTAGAAATGTGCTCATCGTTGTGCCTACAACTTCTCTCGTTGAGCAGATGTATAAAGACTTTGAGGAATACGGATGGATGGCATCCAAATATTGCCACAAGATTTATGCGGGGGCAGAAAAATACACTAAACATCAGGTAGTAATTACCACTTGGCAATCTGTCTATAAGGAACCTCGTTCTTGGTTTGATAGATTTGATGTTGTAATCGGTGATGAGGCACACCTTTTCAAAGCTAAGTCTCTTACTACGCTGATGTCTAAGTTGCATGAATGTAAGTATCGTATTGGATTTACTGGAACATTAGATGGTAGCAATACAAATCAATTAGTTCTTGAAGGAGTATTCGGTAGGTGCAGTCAAGTAACTAAAACTAGTGAGTTGATGAAGTCTGGGCATGTAGCAAACTTGAAAGTGAGAGTTTTAGTTCTTCAACATAAACCACAGACATTTACAAACTATCATGAGGAGATAGACTATTTAGTTTCTAACGTTGAAAGAAATAAATTTATTCGTCGCTTGTGTCAAGATTTAGAAGGAAACACACTACTACTCGTCAACTATGTCGAGAAGCATGGAGACCCACTTTATGAACTGATAAATAGTAGTACTGACAGACCAGTATTTTATGTACATGGTGGTGTAGATGTTGATGACCGAGAAAGAGTTCGATCAATAACAGAAGAATCACATAATGCAATTATTGTTGCTACATACGGAACATTCTCAACAGGCATCAATATTAGAAATCTACATAATGTCATATTTGCATCTCCCTCAAAATCGAGGGTTCGCAATCTTCAATCAATCGGACGTGTTCTGAGAAAGGGCGACAATAAATTACAAGCAGTCCTCTATGACATTGCTGATGACATATCGAAAGGTAGGTCAAAAAGAAATTATACTCTAAATCATTTGATTGAACGGATCAAAGTTTATAGTGAAGAAAAATTTGATTATGAAATTTTAGAAGTAAAACTAGAGTAAACGTATGCTCAACTATGTAAGACAAGATGAAGAATTTTACTGCCACCTCAAGTTGGTTAGTAACGATGAAATCATGGGTAAATGTGTAGTTCATTTTGATGATGAACTACAAAAGAGAGTTGTGTTTGTACAAGAACCTGTGCAAATTACTATCTTCTTGAACGAACGCCCAGATGGTAAGACGGTTCGTGGAATAGGATTCACTAAGTGGATGCAATTTTCAGATGAAGATTTTTTCATCATCACTGAAGATCATGTTGTGAGCATGGCAAGTCTTGCCCCTGACATGATAGAAATGTATGAGAAATTTTTGGTGTCGGAGGAAGAAGATAAAATCAAAGATGAAGATATGGATAAACTGAAGAAAAATGCTGCCAAACCCGAAAAGATGTTAGGTCACATAGGAACAATTGAAGAGGCTAGAAAGAAGTTTGAAGCTATGTTCAAGCTATAGATATTGAATTTCAACCCTTACAGTGTTGATTGTACTGAAAAAAGTGACCATTGTCAAGTCCTTTATTATGTGTTATACTTTAGAGACTTACAAACGTAACAATGATATCAACCGCAGTCACCTGGCCACCAGTGTCAAATTCAACTTGTAATAACCAGACATCAATAATGAAGAAAAGAAAAGAAAAAGAACACTACGTTGATAACAAAAAATTCCTTGAAGAGGTTATTCGTCTTCGCAATTTTTTTGCTGAGGGAAAGGACCTTGGGCACAATAACTATAAGGAAACTATCCTCTACTTTAGAAACCATAAAGATAGAAGAACCTCTGTAAAGTTTGTAAGATGTTATGAGTACTTGGGTGGAGTCTTCAAAAAAATTGCTAATCACTTATCATACAAACCAAATTTCATCAACTACATGTATAAAGATGATATGATTTGTGATGGAATAGAAAACTGCATTCAGTACGTTCAAAATTTCAATCCCAGTAAGGGCGGTAATCCGTTTGCATATTTTACGCAAATCGTGTATTATGCTTTTCTAAGACGTATCGCCAAAGAAAAACGTCAACTTGATATCAAAGATAAGATTATTGAAAAGTCTGGATTCAATGAAATTGCCTCTGTTGACGGTGACTCACCCTCTTCATATAATCAGATCAAATCAAAAATTGAAATGAGAATGAACTACTGATGAAAATTTTGCTTATTACTGATCAGCATTTTGGTGTACGTAATGACAACCAGGCGTACATTGAGATGTATAAAAAATTCTATAGTAATCTTGTAATCCCATTCATTGACAAAACGGGAATTGATACTGTTATTTGTCTAGGTGATACATTTGATAAACGTAAGTCAATCAACTTTATGTCTCTAGAAGAGGCAAAGACTATGTGGTTTGATCGCCTACAAGAACTAGGAGTGAAGATGTACATGCTTGTAGGAAATCATGATATCTACTATAAAAATACCCTACGAATCAATGCCCCTACCGAATTACTTGGAGAGTACGAATACATCGATATTATTGATACCCCTTGCACTCGGACTATTGGGGATCTGGATATACTGTTTCTTCCTTGGATTTGTGATTCAACTAGAGATCGATCCTTCAGAGAAATCCAAAATACTACTGCTAGGGTCTGCATGGGTCATCTTGAACTTGCTGGTTTTGAGGCTCATCCTGGTTCCGTTATGGTAGGAGGTATGGATGAAACTATCTTTAGTAAGTTTGACAAAGTATTCTCTGGTCATTTTCATATGAAATCTTCAAGAGGAAATATCAACTATCTTGGAAACCCATATCAACTCTATTGGAATGACTATGGATGTAAGAGAGGATTCCATGTATTTGATACTGAAACTTTGAAGACTACTTTCTATCGTAATCCATATGATATGTTTAGAAAAATCTATTACAATGCAGATGGCATTCGTTATGATAACGATCAACCATTGGAAGGAACGTATGTAAAATTGATTGTTGAAGATAAACAGAATCATGCTAACTTTAGTGAATTCGTAAGAACTCTTCAAGAACAATCACCAGCAGATCTCAACATCATTGAAAATTTTTGTGTAGATTTAGAAAACGGTGTTGAAGTTCTGGAAACCGAAGACACCCTAACTATGTTAGAGACCTACATAGAAGAAGCGAAAGATTCCATCAAAGGAGATACCGAGTCAATCAAAAAACTTATCAAGTCCCTTTACGTAGAAGCATGTGAAATCTGATCAGATGTACATACTAGTTGCCCCAGAGAGCGGTGGTATATATGCCGCAAGGGATATAGAACGCAAAAAGGTGGTGCAACTTTTTGTGCAGGAAGATGATGCTATTCGGTATTGTAATATGCTTGTTGCAGAAGACTTTCGTGAAAATCTTGAAGTCGTAGAAGCCGAGGTTAGTACGGTGGTTGCAAATTGCAGGAAATACGGTTATAATTATTGTATAATAGAGCCCAATCAACTACTAGTACCTCCTAAAGAATGATCACATTTGAAACTGTCCGTTGGAAAAATTTCCTTTCAACAGGAAATACCTTTACAGAAATCGGATTACATGAATCTTCATCAACATTGATGATTGGTAGGAATGGTTCGGGTAAGTCTACCATCTTGGATGCGTTGTGTTTTGGTTTATTCAATAAACCATTTCGTAAAATCAATAAACCACAACTAGTAAATTCAATCAACGAAAAGGAATGTGTAGTTGAAATTGAATTTACAGCTTCTAATATCAAATATAAGATCGTGCGAGGTATCAAACCAGCTAAGTTTGAGGTGTATAAAGATGGTAAGTTACTTGATCAAGATGCAGCAACAAAAGATACTCAAAAGTATCTTGAGCAGTCAATTCTAAAACTAAATTATAAGTCTTTCACTCAGGTAGTTATTCTTGGGAGTAGTACTTTTGTTCCCTTTATGCAACTGCCTGCTGCACATCGGAGAGAAGTTATTGAAGATCTTTTGGATATTGGAATCTTTTCTAATATGAATGTGATCCTAAAAGATCGTATCAATGTTCTCAAGCAAAAACAAATAGACTGTGAGCATATGATGAAACTTTGCTCAGAGAAAGTTGTAATGCAAAAGAAACATATTGATAGTATTGAGCAAATCAAAGAGGAGCGTCTTGGTGAAAAGGCACAAAAGATTTCTGCCAATAAAAATGAAATTCACAGGATCACTGGAGAACTTGGTAATCTCAAGCGGGATATTGAATCTAAAGCAATCGACATCACAAAGAGAAAAGAGGTATCAGAAAAATTAGATAAACTCAAAGATGTACGTGCAAGAGTCAGTCAAAAACGTAATCTTGTTCGGAATGAACTGAAGTTCTTTTTAGATAATGATGTTTGCCCAACATGCACCCAAAACATTACTCCAGAGTTCAAAGAACAAAAGAAAAAAAGTCTTGATGAGAAAGATACTGAATATAAAGATGCAATAGATCAAATGGTATCTAAAGTTGATGTACTTGTAGAAGAACTTCATTCTCTTGAAGAGCAATCTAGAGAACTGCAAACTATGAGATCTATACACATTTCCCTTGAACGAGAGATCGTCAGGATGGAATTTGAGAATCTCAATATTGAAAAAGAGATTCAAGATCTACAAACTAACCAAACAAATGTTGAAGTTGAAAAAACTGCATTGGTTGAATATTCAAAGGAACTTGAGTCAACGTCTATTGCTTGCTCTCAAGTAGATAAAGAATTTGATGAGTATCGAATTATTTCAAACCTTCTGAAAGATTCTGGAATCAAGAGTCGTATAATCAGAAAGTATATTCCAGTGTTCAATCAATTGATAAACAAGTATCTTCAAAGCATGGATTTTTATGTGAACTTCTCTTTAGACGAGAACTTTGACGAAAAAATTATGTCTCGGTTTAGAGATGATTTTTCATACGCATCTTTTTCTGAGGGCGAAAAGCAAAAGATTGATCTGGCACTCTTGTTTACTTGGAGAGAAATTGCCAGAATGAAGAACAGTGTTTCCACAAATCTTTTGATTCTTGATGAAGTTTTTGATAGTTCTTTGGATGAGAGTGGCACACAAGAGTTGATGAAGATCTTGCGTAATCTTGGGAATGATGCTAATATATTTGTTATCTCCCACAAGGGAGAGATTCTAGTTGATAAGTTCCTGAGGACTGCTATCTTTGAAAAAGTCAATGACTTTTCTAAAATGAAGTACGATGGATAAATAACCCCTGGAGAGGTGGCCGAGTGGTTTATGGCAGCAGTCTTGAAAACTGCCGATGTGAAAGCATCCGTTGGTTCGAATCCTACCCTCTCCGCCACGGAATGTAGCTCAGCTTGGTAGAGCACTCGCTTTGGGAGCGAGAAGTCGCAGGTTCGAATCCTGTCATTCCGACCTTGGGAGTGTAGCTCAATTGGCAGAGCGGAAAGCTTATACCTTTCGTATACGGCAGATTACCGTGCGGTTGGGGGTTCGAGTCCCTCCACTCCTACTTGACAATCTAACATAAATACTCTATACTGATCAACATATATCATTTTAGTCATGGCACACTACAAACCATACTCTCCTGAGTGGCATCGTTATCGGTATTTGAAAGAAGCACTAGACAAGTATCTGGATGAATATATCGACAACGAAGTAATTCTTGAAGACATCACTGATATTTTATCTGAACGCTCTGAAAAAGCATATGAGGAATTCAGCAGGGTGAATGAATTGGAATCACTGATCAATGCTAAATAACCCTATTTGGAAAACTATGAGATCAACTAATAGGGGATGCTGTGGGGCAGGATGTCCTGATTGCCCCTTCCGACCTAAAAATAAATAACCTTACATCTGGAAAATCTTATGCTCTCTACACAGTATCGTTTACGCTTGGAAGAAATCTGTAGAAAGATTAGTTTACATGAAAGCGTAGGGTTAGAAGATATGATTTGGGCAGAGAAGCTAGGTAAAGCAAACCGCACTGCAGGCACCATGCTACGTCAAGCAAGACGTAAAGCAGAGAATCCAGACATGCAGGAAGGTGATATGGATGATTTTCTAAACCAATTGGACATTGGTGGAACTGGGCATGAGCGTTTTGGTCATCGTGGGTTTAGAAATATTGACGATATGACTGACTGGTGGACTGAAGGCAGAGATAAACCTGATGACTGGAGACAAAGAGATTAGTGGCACAACCTGTTGACAGCGAGGGGTAGTATGCCCTATACTAGTAAGGTATTCAGGAACACCGAGATGCTTGTCAACACCGACGTAAAAGGAACACTTGCTAAATTACTGGCAACTGAAAACCTTCATGTTGAGCACCGTAAGATTTCTACGGCATACTTCGATGTTCACAAACGTGTGCTTGCCCTTCCAATTTGGAAAGATGTTACAGGTGACGTGTACGACCTTCTAGTGGGTCATGAAGTGGGTCATGCCCTCTATACCCCTGAAGATGATTATAAGACCGCTCCAAAGGATTATATCAACGTTCTAGAGGATGCTAGAATTGAACGTAAGATGAAAGTTACTTACCCAGGACTTCGTAAATCTTTTTATCGCGGATACCAAGAACTAAACAATAAGAATTTCTTTGGAACCAACGATAAAGATATTTCTAAGTATAACCTACTGGATAGGATCAATCTTCATTTCAAAGTTGGCACAGTCGATTGTATTTCAATTCCCTTTACAGAAGAAGAATTGCAATGGGTTGATCGCACAGCCAATACTGTGACTTTTGAAGACGTAGTAACACTTGCAGAAGAACTTTATGAATACTGCAAATCTACAGTAGTAGAAGAGATTACTCCTCCGCCACCACCTCCTTCAAATAACGGTGGAAATACACATTCTGATGAATATGATCCACAACCATCTGATGGAGAATATGATGATGAAGAAGAATGGGAGACTAAAGATGGGTTTACCAATGAAAAAACTGAAACCTCTGCATCAGATATCCAGGGTGGAGATACAAGTCAAGATATTCAAAACTCTCTGACACAACAATCACTTATTGAAAATCAAGAAACTCTTCTTGATGATAGTGCTCGTGAGTGGGTATATTTGACAATCCCTACTATAGATATGGATCATCATTTGGTTCCTTGGAGAAAAGTTGCAAATGATCTTCGCAGCTTCTATAACGACACGTATGTTACGTGCTCAAATGTTGAAGGTAGTTTCCGTAGATATGCTCTCTATAAGCGTGGGGCACAGAAATCTGTAAATTATCTTGTCAAACAATTTGAGATGAAGAAGTCTGCAGATCAATACGCTCGTTCTAGCATTGCAAAAACTGGAGTTCTAGATACTAACAAACTTCATAACTATCAAATCACTGAAGATATTTTCAAAAAAATTACAGTGGTTCCTGACGGTAAAAATCATGGACTGATCTTCCAATTGGACTGGTCTGGATCTATGCAGGGAGTTATTATGGATACTCTCAAACAACTCTATAACCTAATCTGGTTCTGTCAAAAAGTTTCCATTCCATTTGAAGTTTATGCATTTCAAAGTGGACTTCGTGACTCTCACGAATCACCTCAGGAAAAGGATTTGCATACCATTTATATTGGTAAAGACTTCAGGTTGATTCAGTTATTCTCCTCCGAAATGAATACTCGTGTTCTTGATCAACAAATGAAACATGTTTGGTCTCAGTGTTGGGGTATGGCGTCTCATGGTTATAGTCATGCATACGTTACAAGATATATGCTTGGTGGAACTCCTTTGGTTCAAGCAATCATTGCTACTAGGCAACTAGTTGCAAATTTCATCAAACGTGAAAAAGTGCAAAAGGTGAATGTTGTTTGTCTGACTGATGGTGAAGCAAATCCAATGAGTTATATTCTCCAGGATCGTACTGGTAACTATAGATGTTCAATGCTTTGTCATAACACAGCTAAAGTTCATATTCTCATTGACCCTATTTCTAAACGGCAACGTCGTATTTCACCTTACCCCAATCAAACTACAACTGAAATTGTTTCTTTCTACCGTAGTATTACTGATTACAACTGGATCGGATTCCGTCTCTGCTCAAAGGGTGAGATGCAGCAAAATGTTACAGCGATCAATTCTGATAGTGCTTATGTCAAAAAGGCAATCGACTGTTGGAATAAAGAACGTTATGTTGAACTTCGTAACGGTAGTGGATTTGATGTTCAATATATGATGCCAAACAAGTATATTGGTGAAGGAACTGAAGAACTCACTGTTTCTCAGAAAGGTGAGATTGCAACCAAAACTGAACTACATCGGGCATTCAAAAAGCATATGGGATCTAAAATGGCAAACAAAACTTTTCTCAATAAATTTGTGGAGATGATTGCATGAAGTGGGAAGTTACTTACAAAATAAAAGCAACTGGTTCTAAGTACCATAAAAAAATTGTTGAAGCAACTACACAATATGAAGCAAAATCCCTTGCCCAATGTGAGATGCCTGATGCTATACTGTGTGGAAATCCCCGACCCCTATGAATATTTTTGTCACTAATAAGTATCCTGCAGAATCTGCGATTGTTTTGCCAGACAAGCATATCGTAAAGATGCCACTCGAATGTTGTCAAATGTTATCTATTGTAGCATCCAAGTGGTATCACAACTATGGACCTCTACCAAAACTAGATGGCAAACCTTATGCAACTGAAAAAGGTGCATTTAGAAATCATCCCTGTACTCAATGGGCTGCAAAGTCTGTACACAATGCATACTGGTTGATCAAACATGGAATGAATCTATGTGATGAATATGCAGTACGTTACAACAAAATACACTCGTGTTATAATACTTTGCTTTCAGCATATTATCTTTTCCCCAAAGGAAAGGTTACAAAAGTAACACCATTTGTACGTGCAATGCCAGATATATATAAATTTGACGACAGCATAGATACCTATAGTGCTTACAAAATATACATTGCATCAAAACCCTGGGTTGCTAGTAATTATATCAAACTGCCTCAACGCAAACCAGAGTGGGTTTGATGGTCAGTTAGCCAACTGGACTTGACTCTTGCCATTTACGATTCCTAGTGCTATAATAACAAGGTACACAAAGAGGACACACGATGCCTAAACCTAGCGTAAGCACCGAGCAACTGGTTCAGACTTTGACCGATAGCTTTGGTAAAACAGTAAATGCTAAACAGGTGCAAACAGTTGCTGATCAACTTGGCATCACTTATATTACTGCGTCTAGAAAACTTGATCAGTTCAAGGAAGGTCGTGGTAAATGGAATCTTACCACTCAAGAAGTACGGCAACAACTTGAAACAATAATTTCATCATTTGTTCCATCATCTGATAGTAACTTTGTTCCTTTCGGTAACTTCAGTGACATCAAAAAAATTATTCGCAGTAAACAGTTCTATCCAATTTTTATTACTGGACTATCTGGAAATGGAAAAACTGTTGGTGTTGAACAAGCATGTGCTCAACTACAACGTGATTTGATTCGTGTAAACATTACGATTGAGACTGATGAAGATGACCTTATTGGCGGTTTCCGCCTTGTTGATGGTGCCACTGTTTGGCACAATGGTCCAGTTATTGAAGCCCTCGAACGAGGGGCGGTCTTGTTACTTGACGAGATTGACCTTGCCTCCAACAAAATCCTTTGTCTACAATCCGTGCTAGAAGGTAAAGGAGTCTTCTTGAAGAAGATCGGTCGTTATGTTCAACCTGCGCCTGGATTCACAGTAGTTGCCACTGCTAACACCAAAGGTAAAGGTTCTGACGATGGACGCTTCATCGGCACTAACGTGTTGAACGAAGCATTCCTTGAGAGGTTCCCAATCACACTTGAGCAGGACTATCCTACTGCTAATATCGAAACTAAAATTCTTACCAACTATGGTTGCGATACTGAGTTTGCTGATAATCTAGTGAAGTGGGCAGGCGTTATCCGCAAGACTTTCTTTGATGGTGGTGTTGATGAAGTTATTAGCACTCGTCGTCTTGTGCATATTGTTGAAGCGTACAATATCTTTGGTGATCGACTCAAAGCAATTCAAGTTTGCGTGAATCGATTTGATGAAGATACTAAGCAATCCTTTGTCGAACTCTACACCAAGGTTGATTCTGGTGAAGATCCCGATGATGACGAATCTCCAGAAGAGATGGTGCGGCGTCATGCTATGGAATCGATCTCTTGACATATCAAACTGAAATCTCTATAATAGAAGAACAACTCTATCTTTCATTATGAACTTGAAGTACAACGAAGACGTAATTCTTGACGAATTACGTCAATACATTATGAACACTTACACCCAACACTATTCTGTTGGCGATGATAAGATTCAAACTCTAGATTTGATTGAGGCATGTGGTGACGGCGAAGCTTTTTGCCGTAGTAATATCTTGAAGTATGCTTCACGATATGATAAAAAAGGTAGCGCCCGCATGGACATTATGAAAGTGCTACATTATGCAGTTCTTCTGCTAAACTTCAATGACAAAAATGCCACCCGTGACAATTACAACCAATGACAGTATTGACTACTACCACACATAAAATCCTCAAGAACTTTGCTTCGATCAATAACTCTATTGTGATCAAACCTGGAAGCACTATTGGCACATTGAGTGTGAATAAAAACATTCTTGCTGTTGCAGATGTAGAAGAAAAATTTGAAAAGCAAATTTCAATCTACGATCTTAGTCAGTTCCTGCATGGATTCTCATTCTTCAATGTTCCTGAGGTTGTGACTGATAATGAAAGTTATGTAACTGTAACTGAGCATGGAAACGATACAAAAAAAGTGCGTTTCTATTATGCAGATCCTGATATTATCGTACAACCCCCAGATAAAACGATTGTACTTCCTTCCGTAGACGTGTCTTTCACCATCTCTGAAAGTAATCTGACAGAGTTGCGTAGGGCAGCGTATGTATTTGGTCTTCCTGATATTTGTGTGTATGGTGATAAAAAAATGATCACTATCTGCACAACTGATAAGAAGAACGATACCTCACATACCTATACCTTTGAACTTGGACCTACAACTAAAGAGTTTTGCTACTGCCTCAAAGTTGAAAATCTTAGAATTCTAAATCAAGATTATAAGGTTAGCATCAGCAATTCGAATGTAGCATACTTTGATGGTGGCAATGTCCGTTATTGGATCGCTCTAGAACCATGAATAACTTTGAATTCTATGGATATGATTTCATACCAGGAATTCTAACTCCTAAAGATGCTGCAAATCTTCACCAAGATTTACAGCAACAAGAGTTCGATAAAGAACCACCAGAGTACGATCCTGGTAGAGGTCTAGTCAAGATGGTTTACAAACCAAAATGTGCTGAAGATATATTCGATCAAGTACATCATTTACTAGAAACGTACCTGAGTACTGCTCTATATCCTACCTACTGGTTTTGTACTCAATATTACAACAAGTCTTACATGGCAGCACATAAAGATCGTGGGGCATGTGAGGTATCCATAAGCATGAATATCTCACAAGATGGTTTACCATGGGACTTGTGTTTACGTGATAAAACTGGTAGAATTATTCGTCGCAAAACAAATCCTGGCGACGGGGTTCTATATGCTGGTACAGAAGTAACACATTGGAGAACTCCATATCAAGGGCGAATCTACACTCAACTATTCCTTCATTATGTCAAAAAAAATGGAAAATACTCAGACTTCAAATACGACGAGCTCAAGTCCTCCCCTAACTAGACCCATTGTACAGGGAGGTGTTCTTCAAACTAGTCGTGAATGTGGTACTTGTAAAGAATGTTGTGGAGGATGGTTGTGGGGCGAAGCGCATGGCATCCCATTCTTTCCCAATCACCCATGTCATTATCTAGATCCTAATCCTGGTCGCTGTGGTGGATGTACTATTTACGAAGATCGTCCTGCAATATGTAGAGATTTTCAGTGCCTTTGGCTTCAAGATTTACAAATGCCTGGATGGATGAAACCTGAATTCTCTAAAGTTATTATGTACCAACGTACATATGAAGATGTTGAAGGTGAGGTCCATGAACCTGGTTGGAGCATCACCTGGGTCTCTATGGTAGAATGTGGTGAAACTGTCGATCCTACAGTGTTGAATTGGGTTATTACCCAGGCACGAACACAAGAATTCAATTTGCATTACCAAGTAAAGAAGACTGATTACTATATGGGTAGTCCAGTATTCCAAGACTTTGCACGTACTTACGGTCTGCAAAGTAAAACGACTGTTGTTGTACATGAGGAAGAACATGCATGATTTTCTTTGGGTTGAAAAATATCGTCCACAGTCAGTTGAAGATTGTATCCTACCTGAAGAAATCAAATCTATCTTTACTGGATTCTTGAAGCAGGGAGAGATACCTAATCTTCTTCTAGCTGGAACTGCTGGTGTTGGTAAGACTACTATTGCTAAGGCACTTTGCCAAGAACTTGATGTAGACTACATGGTCATCAACGGATCTGATGAGGGTCGTTTTCTAGAAACTGTTAGGAATCAAGCAAAGGCATTCGCATCAACCGTCTCATTGACCTCTAGCAGTCGCCACAAGGTGCTTATCATCGATGAGGCAGATAACACTACTCATGATGTTCAACTCCTTCTGAGGGCATCTATCGAGGAGTTTCAGCGTAACTGTCGATTTATCTTTACCTGTAACTACAAAAACAAAATTATTGATCCTCTTCATTCTCGTACTACAGTCGTTGATTTCAATGTAACTGGAAAACAGAAGGTTGATATTGCACAGCAATTTTTACTACGCTGTTGTGACATCCTTTCGCTTGAGCATGTCGAGTATGAACGTAAGGTTGTCGCTGAACTTATTATGAAGTTCTTTCCAGACTTCAGGCGTGTGCTCAATGAGTTACAAAGATATTCATCTACAGGTAAAATTGATACTGGAATCATTGCAGTATGCGGAGATGAAAGTTATGCTGCCCTCACAGATGCTTTGAAAGGTAAAAACTTTACTCAGGTGAAGAAGTGGGTTGACCAAAATATTGATAACTCACCTACCTTGATTATGCGAGGTATTTACGAGCGACTATATACAATGCTTGATAAAAAAAGTATTGCTGCCGCAGTGCTAATTATTGCTGAGTATCAGTATAAGTCTGCATTTGTTGCTGACCAGGAAGTCAATCTTCTTGCGTTTCTTACTCAAATTATGTTAGAGTGTGAATTCTTATGAACCTAAAAACACCCCTCAGATATCCTGGAGGTAAATCTCGTGCTACCGTAAAACTAGCACAGTTCCTTCCAGATATGGAAAAGATTACTTACTATAGAGAACCATTCCTTGGAGGTGGATCTGTTGCACTTTACATGACACAGAGGTATCCACATCTACAAGTATGGGTAAACGATCTATATTTACCCCTATGTGTTTTTTGGACGGTCCTTCGTGATAATTCAAAGGATCTTCATCGTATTCTAAAGGAGTACAAAACTCTACATGATACTCCAGAATCTGCCAGAGAACTTTTCAATCAGATGAAAGTTGCTATAGATAATCCTAAGTTAGGTGAGTTGGATATAGCTGTAGCATTTTATGTAATCAACAAGTGTAGTTTTTCTGGACTTACTGAAAGTTCCTCATTCAGTGCTCAAGCATCTAATTCAAATTTTAGTATGCGTGGAATTGATAACATACCAGAATATTCTAAAATAATTCAAAACTGGAAGATTACAAATTATAGTTATACTCGGGTAATGGGTAATGGTCAAGACATTCTAATTTATCTGGACCCACCATATGAAATCAAAGACAAGTTGTATGGCAAGTCTGGCAACATGCACTCAGGATTCAATCATGACAAATTTGCAGGTATCTGCCAAGAACATGTAGAAGCAACTAAGATGCTGGTATCATATAACTCAAGTCAATTGATTCGGGAACGATTTGCTGGCAAATGGTCTCCCTATGAATATGACCACACATATACTATGAGATCTGTTGGAGACTACATGGCAGATCAAAAAAATCGTAAAGAACTTGCTCTTATAAATTATGACATCAGACCAGAACTACCAACTAAAGGATTATCTAAAAACAATAAATCAAACAAAACAAAATCTGATGCGTGAGGGAGATCCTCTTTGGCAAAAGAAGTATCCAGCATTTATTATCAACAAGTGTTTATCATTTCATATTGATACTGTCATGTATGCAAATGAAATGAACCAACATAATTCCATCGACAATCAACTGCAATATGATTTTTATATAAATATTGTGAGACCAAGGGCAAGATTTGCACCTTGGGGTAAGAAGGAAAAGGTGAGCGATCTAGATTTCGTCAAGCAATATTATGGTTATAACAACCAAAAAGCATTAGACGCCCTTCGCATTTTGACTTCTACCCAACTTGAGTTTATTCGGTCAAAATTGAATACGGGTGGTAAAAATGGATGATATTGAAATTTTTTGGGACAAGAATAAAATGGTCGAGGTCACCCTTGGTGAACCAGATGACTTTTTGAAAGTTCGTGAAACTCTGACACGTATTGGGGTCGCGTCTAGAAGGGAACATAAACTGTACCAATCTTGCCATATCCTTCATAAAAAAGGGCAGTATTATATCGTACACTTCAAAGAACTATTTGCACTTGATGGTAAAAAAGCAAATATTACTTTGAATGATATTCAACGTAGAAATAGAATTATTCAATTACTTTCTGATTGGGGATTGGTAACAATTGTTGATGCTACATCTATTGAAGATCTCGCACCCCTAAGTCAAATCAAAGTTATTGCACATAAAGATAAAGAAGAATGGAATCTAGAGTCTAAGTATAATATTGGTAAACGTAAAATTCCAACATCTGAGGTTCGATCCGATAAATAGATCGGACTTCATCATTACAACGATGGACAAGAAAAAGGAAAATGCTATGGGACAATTGATTCGTATATGTATTTTGAGTTGGTCTGCTGCTCTTCTCACCGCTAGCTATTCAGGTATGCTATCCAAAATGGATCCCACCTTTATTGCTACTGTGTTCACAGCATCTGCTGCTACGTTCGGTATCAATACCATGAAGAAAGGTGATGATGAAGAATCTAAAGCACCAGAAGCACGTAGAGAAGAATTTGTAGTTGCTCCTCCAGAACCACCATCACCAGAAATAACTCTTGAAGAAAGAGTTGAAGCTCTGGAAGAGGGACAAGTTCAACCAAGAACCTAAGAATTGTCGGTGTATACTAATCTAAAGTGTGGTTCCTACTACCACACTTTTTTTGTTAGCTCTTATAATTAGTAGTGGATGCCGTAAGGGTCCACAAAATACAAACTCGCTTACAAAGGAGCTAACAACATGACTAACCTAACAAGGTATACTACTGCGGATCTTCCTACATTGTTGGAGAAGATTACTCGCAACTCTATCGGAATGGATGAATATTTTGATAGATTGTTCAAAGTTCATGAATCAACTTCTAACTATCCTCCATACAATCTAGTACAAGTCAGTAACGTAGAATCGAGACTTGAGGTTGCTCTTGCAGGATTTAGAAAGAAAGAAGTCTTTGTCTATACACAAGATGGTAAACTTTTTGTGGAAGGACAAAAAGAGGATAAAGAAACGGATTCTAATTATCTTCACAAAGGTTTAGCACAAAGAAGTTTTACACGAACCTGGACACTCTCTGATGATACTGAAGTAAAATCGGTTGAGTTTGGGGATGGACTTTTGACCGTAGTGCTCGGTAGAGTTGTTCCAGAAACTCATAAACGAAAGGATTATCTTTGATAACCTGTTCTTAGTTGACATATTCCCAAGTTTATGTCATACTATATACATTCAGGTGATGAGACCTCAATTACTCGTTGACTCACTGAACACGGAGTTTGTCGAAACTCCTTCCATCCGCAGGTATTATTCTGCGAGAAACTTAGAGGTACAATTTTTATGTATAAATCCGCAATCGCAGCTGTCGCAGCTGCTCCTTTCCTTGCCACCGCTGCGTTCGCTGGCCCTTATGTAGAATCGAAAACCACTGCTGGTCTTTCTGATGGCACTTACAAAGGTGCTCAAACCGAACTTCGTGTTGGTTACGAAGAGA